ATTGCTTAAAGTTGATGATGTAGCTACCAGTATGCGAGTAAATCGCCGTACTGTTCAAAGCTGGATAGACTCCGGGGAACTAATAGCAACTGATGTTCGTCCGCATGGTGCTCAGCGTGCCATGTGGAGAATCGAACCAATCGAACTCATGAAATTCGTCTATCGCAGGAAATCGGAGCGATCTTAATCCATAAAACAAAAAGCCGCTGACACATGCATTTAGTGTCAGCGGCATGATGCTAGTAAGCGTTTTCCTCTTGATGTGCGAAAAACTTGAAGACGTAAGCATCTTCGTTTGAGTCTGGATAGAAAGCCTTCTCTATCTTTACAGCGCGAAACCCTAACGATCTAAAGAATAGCTGCGAGCTAAGGCTTGTCTCTCTGACGTTGCACACGACATTGCTTCTGCGCATCGAGTTAAGCTTAGAGATCAACTTCGCGACCATCTCCGAGCCGATCAGGTTACGGCGAAAATCTGGATGAACTGCAATGCTCAGCAACCGGATTTGCTTCGGAAGGAGTTCGTACAGCATAAAACCAACGACGTTTCCGTCGCTTTCTGCCACCCATCCGATGCAATCACGCTGACGCAGCAATTGGATAAATTCCCTCTCGCTCCAAGGGTATTCAAAACTAAGGTTCTCGATATTTATCACCGACTTCATGTCGTTCCTGATCATCCACCTACAATGCACCATCATTTTTTTTCATCTCCCTGATCTTCTCTTCAATTTCTCCTCGATTAACCGAAACATCGCGTGGCGCGTCGATGGCGATCCTCACCTTATCGTACCCAACTCGAATCACCTTTACGGTGATATTTCCGTTGATAACGATGGTCTCGCCAACGTATCTTGAAAAGCACAGCATTCCATTTTCTCCTTTGCTTAGATTAAAAATCCACAAAAGCCGCTCGCGATTTCAGCCGCGAACGGCTATGAATCACAACTGAAAACGCTATTTCTTTATGTAAGCGTTTAGACCGATCACCACAGGTTGTCCGTTGACTACTGCGGTGGTGGCTTTGTTTCCACCGCTCGTAGCCACTATCAGCGTCTTCCCGCTGCTGCTTGGTCTGGGTGGGGTTTCAACTGGGATTCTAATCACCAGTTCGCCGTTTTCGATTGTAGCCTGCATATCAAATCTCCTTGTGCCGACGATAAGGTTTTAATCCAACATCAACTTGCCGGCGTTAGTTGTTGTTAGAGTTTAGTTGCTTTCTTGATTTGTTGTTTACTCGAGTTTCCTTTTCCTCGAACTCAAAACTTATTGATGGCTCTCCGTCAACCCTTGTAATAACGACCCTTGCTCGATGGTTTGCGCATCCGCAGCACAAAAGCAAAAAGAGCGATAGCAATGCGTTTTTCATTATTGGTTTTCCTTGTCAGTAATCACGAGGACCGAGGTTCAGCCAGCGATAGGTTCCGTTTGCCCACTGCCTACGGGTTCCATCCCGGTTCCTGCTCTCGATAGTCCTTGACTTCGTGGATCGGCATGTTTTGCACCTCGCGTCCAGTCCGTCTTTGTTTTTCTTTCGCTTTTGAAATTCAGACAGAGGTTTTTCTTCGTGGCAGTATTTGCAAGCTTTTGAAGGCATTTCAGCTTCCTTGTATTGGTGTTTCGTTCCTAGAATCCTTTGCTCTCTCCCAGGATAAGCAAATCCCCAATGTCATCTAGTGGGATCCCGTAGTGAGACACAAGAGAGTGCTTGAGCTCCCTAATGAATTTACCCTCTATCTGCCTTGCTCGCTCCTTGGTGACACCAAAATGCCCACCTAGATCGTCTAGTGTATCGTCGTTCATTAGCCTCGACTCAATAAAACCGGATTCGTATCTTTCGATCCTTCTAATAGAGTCTTCATTTCGTCGCCTCCATTCGCTTATTCTTTCGCTACGTGATGGTGCATCTTCGATCGAATCTCGCATCTCTTTCACGATTTTGCGTTTTGCATTGAGTACAACCATCATGCAATCTTCAACTAGCATCCTGGATTCAGTGTCATCGAAATAAGATTCTTCTCGAAAAGCTTTTTGTTTATCAATCTTCGCCACTTTCAAGTGTATCCTGTAAAGACGAATAGCGGACCATTTTGTGTTTTTGCAAACAATAGTTGCAAAGCTAGCCGACTTCCATCCGTTATCACTAACACGCAAAAGCGATAGCATCGTTTCCGATACAATGTCATCTGCACCTAATACGATCGACATTTTCTTGAGATGATTCCAGGCATACCAATGACTTATTCGCTTGGCTTTCTTCCAGTCGATTTCATTCATGATGCTTTGGATCTCTTTCGGCGAACATTGAATGTCACTGTGGAATCTCCAGGTCGCCCATTGATCAGCGAGCAAGACCATTCGGCAGGGACGCAATAAAGCCTCGCCTTATCGCGTGCTTCACTGATGGCAGCGTCAGATAGGAGATCAAAAGCATCTTCTCCATCAAACATGTCACCAGGAACTGGTATTCTGTAGTAGTCGTACGAAAACCTTTTAGATGACATGAATAACCCCTTCTGATTTATATAAATCGCATTCACCAAAAGCTTTTGATGCTTCTGTTAGCTTTGTCCCGACGTCACCTAGCCCGCGATCCCAAAAGCCTGCCCCGTGTCCATTTCTGGTCAACCAGAAGTCATGCCCGCACTGCTCAGCGTCAAGACCCTTTAGTAAAAGCTTGTTCGATTCAATGAACGCCAAGCAATCATCCCGCATGGTCTTTATTGAAATTGAATCAATGTCGTCGATCGACGAGCGTGTCGGAGATCCGTCGTCGTCGATGCACGTCCACAGAGCGCAAGCTATATACCCCCGGAAGAATCCTTCCGTAGCTCCGTCTGGTCTTTCTGCACCAACCACTGCTCCACAATCTACGCACACCGACTCCCAATCTGAACTCGTCGCGCAACTTACGTTCTCGTGTTTACAGCCTCTCTGTGTCATCTTGTTTCCTCCTTTGTGTTGATTGTTTTCGATCAGGCGTACCATGAGCATCTAACAGGATCGCCATCCCATAAAAATGCTGTCGCGAATGACCAAACTCGAACCGATCCGGAACTCCTGACCCTTCGAACTAGGATCTCGTTGGAGTGGTAATTGTTCTTGCACGGAACCGAAACTCCAGACATAAATCCATTTTCGCTGATCGATGCTTTCAATTCACGGATGCTTACTGTCGACCTTGTTACTTTAACGACTTCAAAAAAGCTGACGTTTGTCTGGTCGTATCCCCATGTCGAATACAAGATATCGCCTAACTTGATGGAATGGGTGTTGATCGATGCGGTCATTGTTTATCTCCGTTGGTGGTGTTGTTTTTCAGGTTTATAAAAAGCCGAATATCGCATCGGCAAACCGCGCCAGCACTTGTGAGACTTGCCGCTAGTGTGCTGGAGACTAGCGGGAGATACTGCCTACATGCATCCTTCGCTAGCCATCGATACTACGCGATCGCCGACAACAAGATGGTCAAGAACGTTGATGCCTATGATTCTTCCAGCCTCTCGTATTCGTTCTGTAGTAGCTATGTCTTGTGGGCTCGGCGTTGGATCACCAGAAGGATGATTGTGAGCCAAAATAACAGAATGAGCGCAATCAGCGATCGCTGCGCGAAAGACTTCCCGAGGGTGAACAATGCTTGCATCAAGCGTTCCTCGGCTTACGCGAACAATTCGAATTGGACGAAACCTGACGTCTAGAGTGATGACCAAGAACTCCTCTTGGTTCAGCTTGTCCGAAAAGTATGGACGCAGAAATCTATCGCCAAAACTTCGCGATTCCTCCGTGTTGTTTAGTAGCACTGTGCGGTAGTGCTCTGGTGTTTCACCAACCTTCGCCCATCGTGTTTCAAAAACGGTTTTCACAAAAGTTCTCCTGTAAGCTTTGCAGGGTCTCACGCCTGCGATCATCCTCAGACACTATGTCATCGAGGGGACGCGCCCGAAGGCGCCGCACTCGGCCTAACCCCACCGAGCCTCCAATCGATCTAACGTTCGTCAAGATCATTGTTTAATGGATGCGGACTATACCTATCATCATCTTCTTGCTCACACTGTCGCAACATTTGATCGTAGTCGAGCCCGAAGCGTTGGCACTGCTCTTTGGCCTGCGTGCGGTTTCCGTTGACGATCGACTCTAGAACGATGTTTTCGTGCTTGTATTGCTCGGCATGCTGATCGTCGCCCACTTCAAGGTTGTTGTTGGCAATATCAATTCGCATAGACTCGACGTCGTATTCGTCTTCGTCGAATTGCTCCAACCACTGTTCCCGTTCGCAGTCGATGCAAGTTCCCTCGAACGTGTTGCTTTTGCCGCAGTCTATGCAGACTTCTTCGTCTTCGTCATTGTCAAAACGCGGGGAAAGTTCATTGCAATCAAGCATGTCCCGAACCTCATCGGAACTCATGTACTTGAGGCAACAAAGTAAAAGATGATCGGCGGCAACGATCTGGTTTTCGACCAATTCCAAAGCAAATTCGCGAGGATCGCTGTCAAAAGATGCCATTTGTGTGTTCTCCTAAGCTTTGCAGGGTCTCACGCCTGCGGAATGTAAATCTTGTGGTGGTGGATAACTCTTCCACCCCGGCATACCATTGTATCGTCACGCCAAAGGGTGTCAAATAGGGTTTACCGGAAACTAAATGAATTTTTTTGGTTTTTTAGCGACTGAGTGTTCGCGACAGTCTTTCCAGATACGTTTTAGCGATCGGGTCGTTAAGTCCAAGCAGATAATCGATGCGATAGCCAAGATCTGGGTCAAGGTTGTTACGCTCGCAGAACGCCAGCACGCCGGCCTCGCACGCTCCAGCTTTGACGCGATCTCGCAATCCTACGAATCGATCCAGTCGCCTAATTTGTCCGTCGTGGCTTATCGCCTTTCCGTTCTCGAGTAGTTGGCACTCTTCGAGAGTCTTGCCGTGCGAGTTTCCAATGTTGAAACCGTGTACCCAGCATACTGCGTACGTATTTTTCGATCCTCGAGATTGCAACCAAGAGGCGCGATTTCCTGGTCGGCGCACAGTCCAGACGCCTTCGATGCGTTCAATTGCCCGAAGACTGGCCAAGTCAATCGTCACGGTTATCCTGCCGTGAGTAGCCCGAAATCTAGACGTTCTCGCATACTCTCGCGTGTTATCAACTGACAGGAACACGTCGCTGCCGATTTTGATTTCCTTGATCTCTCCCATGCTGTAGCCAGTGGAAAAGCTTCGCAAGATCTGTCGTCCTTTTTCGGTCAATTGATCGAATGCGCGAACGCTTAGCCCCCACTTAGCCTTAATCCTTTCAGCGCGTTGCTTCGCAATCAGCGATAGAAATCCCTGCGCGGTGGTTGGTTTATCGATTTCTACATTGCAGTGCCTTGCTGCACTCGAAAGTAGGGAGGACACGTATTTTCCTTTGAATCCGAGCTCGCTAGCAAGTTCTCTTTCCGCCTTAGAATTAATGGTCTTATTCGTCTTCGTTTTCATAACAGTTCTCCAAAATCAACGTCTCACGGTTGGTGGTGACACATCGCCACCAGGGGACGCGCCCGAAGGCGCCGCACTAGCCCTAACCCCTGCTAGTAGTTTTTTTCTTGCGTGGTTTGCCAGCCTTCGTCAGCGTGGCTTGATACTCCATGGCTAACACAAGTCGCTCTGCCAGTACCGATTCGCTCGCGAGTTTTTTGATTGCCGAACCGATGAAGTTGCTCGAATGCAGCAACCCTCTCGTTGTGTTGACCGTCAGAACGATAACAGGCAACTCGTATGGAACGCCGTTAGAGGATCCACGTTGAACGCTTTCCTCAACCTTCAATACCCTTGTCTTCGAGTAGCCAGTAAGTTTGACCCAGTCACCAACTTTGATCGTTTCGATCGGCACCTCGAACATAGCCAAGTAGTACCGATGAGCTTCGGCTCCCCGCTTAGTGAACAGCCTTTTACGTCCAGAGCACTTAAAGCACCTTGTGCCGTACATTGTGCAGTAGGAATACTGGCCTGATCCACCGCAGCGTCCACATGTCTCAACTTCAAAACCGTTTGCGTCGTACATCTCTCGTCTCCTGTGTGTTGTGTGTTAGCTGTAACTTCCGCGTTCAACGATGTCGCCCCAGGTGCCAACGCGGAAGCGTCCGTTGACATAGAGAACAGTGAGATCGCAAGAGTCGCCGGTGTTTAGGTAGGTGATTGCTGGCGATCGCTGGTTGGTTCCTCGAGCGATGTATTCGACCCCGAAAGTTCCGAGGTCCGGGAACAGTTGTTCGATCACTAGAAGCGTGTCGCGGACGAGGAAGCTCTCGTGACAGTGGCGATACTCGCCTGTTTCAGCCAGCTTGGTCTTCACTGCGTTTGACACACGGCGAGCTCTTGTAATGTACTCTCCGCGGCTCTCACCAGATCGCTGAAATCGCTTGCGGCCCTTCGCAGCAAGTTCGAGCGAAGATTGAAAATTCGTCAGCATGAAAGTGTCTCCTGTTGTCGGTGTTTTGTTAGCACATTGCTAGCTTGGGGACGCATGTCTCACGACATGCCGCACTAGGCCTAACCCCACCTAGTATCACAGTCTAAGTCCGTGAACTTCTCTCTCGAACGCAACTGCCGCATCTTCCAGCTTGTCGAAAAAACGGTGATCAAACTCATTGAATCCTTCCACTGGGTTCCACCCGCAGTCAGTCACTACGGCGAACTTTCCGCACTCGTCCCAATCCTTGTTTGTTACTTCCAGCAAGTACACTGGGAAATCGCGATTGACGTTGGCGTTGATTATCTTGTTGCCGTTGAACTCCTGCTCTTGCGGCTGGCATGGATGGGAGCGTGCAACATGCTCTTGCTCGAGCTCTTCCGCCAGCACTCGAAGGACGTGCGGCACCTCCGAATCGTCGCACTCCAGGTCTTCAACCCGTCCGCTTGTGAGGTCCATAAGCACCTCGATCTCCGCTAGTGACAGCGTGCTGTACTTGGTCGTTCTCATTTCATTCTCCTTGGTTGGTGGTTTTTGCTGCGACAATGACAATTGGGGACGCAGGTCTCACGACCTGCCGCACTCGGCCTAACCCCACCGAGCTAGTACGCTCCGTCACCGTTGAACACCCCGATGTCGCACAACTCTGCGTTGGTCGGGATTGGAATGCCCTCGCTTTCCAGGATGGCCCTGAACTCCTCTGCTCGGCGTTCGTTGTTCTCGGCCTTGCTATGACCGAGTGCAAGTGCTGCCGTTATATGGCAGTTTGCGAGAGATCGCACGTTTTTACCCCATACAGGGTGTAGGTGGTAAAATCTTGACTCGAGGTAAACAATTGACACGCCGGCATCGGCGCTTATTGCCACCACGCCCTTCTGGGCAAGTGAAGACAAGACGCCTCGCAGCGATTTGATTGCGATGCCGCTTGCTTTCGCAAGATCGGCTGTAGAAACGTCCGAGAACCCTGGTTCAGCGAACAGGTGCTCGATTAGCGAGTCGATCGCTTGTTGCTCGAGAGGGGTGAATTCAGTTTTCATTCTAGTAATCTCCTGCCGTACGGCGATAAAGTAAAGACTGGTCTCATCAGCGGTGGCCTGACCACCGGACGCCCGAAGGCGTTTCGACCTAGAACGGTGGTGACCACTCGGCTAAGGCCACTTGTTCAAACGGGACGTTCTCAATCCACTGTTTGTCGACCGCGTAACCGATGTCGGTGCCGTTGTCTTCGATATTGAATTGCAGATCTTCGCTGCAAAGTTTAATCGCCTCAGTGATAGCCTCCTCCAGTGTGTCGTAGCTAGCCACAACGACCTGACCATCACCCACACAGTCGCCTCGCTGAACGACTGTGAATCGGCGGATATGCCGAAGCGTACCGCCTGCCCAGTCGTAGAACTCGAAATCCTTGTACCCTTGGGAAAAGTCGAACTGACCGACATCACTTAAGCTGAACCCAGTGAGTTCATATTGAGCATAGTCGGTGCCCATCACGTTCGAACCGAGCAGATAATCGGCCCCTTGGTAGCGATCGGCCAAATACTTTCCGGCTTCCTCCAATGTGCTGAACGACTTTACTGACTTGCCATCAACCCCTCGGTAGTTAATCTTGAACTTCTTGCCTGCCATCGTTTTTCTCCTGTGGTTTGAACTGTTTTCAACTCGGCGTCGTCGCCGCCCCCGTGGGGTGCTTCACTCTATCGACCTCGCTTGATGTTGTCAATTAGGGTTGTTTGATATTTTATTTGACAATCTATGTTTTAGTAATGATTTGACAGGTGTTACGATTGAAAATATATTTTGAAAAAATTATTCGGTGTCCCCTTCAGCCAAGCGTCCGAGGCGAAAGTACAGTCCAATGAGGGGGCGTGATCCACGAGGGTCCGCGGAGTTGCTGGTGAGCAGGTGGAAGCCTACACTGCCGGCTAGACGTGAGGGGTGGCCAATGGCCAATCGGGGGCTTCGGCCCGTTTGCAGCGTCGATAAAAAATTGCGGAATTACCTAGGAATCCTTGCGCACTGAAAGTGATAGTTACCATGAACGATGGAGATGAGATTAAGAGGCGTGTCAGCGCCAGGCTACGAGATGAGCAACGATGGGCTGAGGCGATGCCGATCAGAGATCAGTTGATGCGAGAAGCGAGGTCACTGGGACTGTCAAAGGCCGAAGCGCAAGAAACAACGTACACACAGCTAGACGAACGCTTTCCTCCACTTACGGAAGCTGAGTTATCCTCGAGGAAAACCACTCGAGAGTCAGGGAACGGGAAGGATGAGGGAGAGGGGATGACGACGGGGGGCGTCGACAGCCACGCTACCGACCGCGGCGCCACCAGCGGCGACCAATCGCGCGCACGCTCTTCGGAGACCTCGGTAAACGGCCTGGACGTTATTCCCGAGGACTGGCCTACGTTGCCGGCTAACGCATCGCTCGCCGCCGAGATCCAGTGGGTACAATCGAGCCGGCTGCACTGCGTTAGAGAGCACGGCGATCGCACCGAGGTTGACCTCAGCCGGGCGCTCGCTCCAGCACCGTCTTGGTCGGCGCTCGGTTGGCTGGAAACCAGCATTCGCGCTTACAGCAAGTACGTCGACGTAGCCGCGAAGATCTCATCAACTCTCGAGGATGATCGCGAGACAGCGAAACGAGAGCGGCTGGCGATCGATGAGGTGAGAGCGCTGCTTGCCGAGATGCTCGAGGGCTGAAGTGCTCTCGGCTGAGAGCGTTTCCAGCCGAGCCCTGCGTGGTAACGTTGCCACCTGAGGTATACCGCACTTGACGCGCTGAATTGTGGCGTTTTTTGTGGCGTTTTTCCTGCGTTTTTAATAGGCTCCTCGAGGCAACTCTATTTGACAACTCGAGAGCGATCACGCCGACGTTTCGATCGCTTCCACGCGGCCAGGACCATCAGGCCAGCAAGACGCCGATCGCAGCCGGAAAACAGCCCGGACCCCCCCGCTCGCCGGGGTGACTCCCAACGATATCCCGTTCCACCGCACATCAATTTTCAATTGCTTTGTCGGGTCCATGCTGGTATGCTTCTTCTTGGAGGCTGGTTATGGGTAGTTTTGAATTGCGATGTGGTGACTGTTTGGATTTGATGCGAGAGATGCCGAGTGACAGTGTTGATTTGGTGTTTTGTTCGCCTCCGTACGAAGCTGCGAGGCTGTACGGCGATCTTGGTTTCGACCTTAGTGGTCAGGATTGGGTAAATTGGGCTGTTGCGAGGTACATAGAGTGCGTTCGGGTTTGCAGGGGTTTGGTTGCTTGGGTTGTTGAGGGTCAGACTAGAAAGTTTCAGTGGTCGGCTACTCCGGCGTTGTTGATGGCTGATTTGCATAGGTATGGCATTCGTCTTCGGAAGCCGCCGATTTACCATCGAGTTGGCATTCCTGGGTCAGGAGGCCCGGATTGGCTTAGGAACGACTGCGAGTTTATTGTTTGTGCTTCTAAGGGTAGGCTTCCTTGGAGTGACAACACGGCTTGCGGAAGTCCGCCAAAGTATGGTCCTGGCGGAAACATGACTCACAAGACCGCGGGTGGTAAGTTGAGCGGCGAGAAGGCGTACACACCACCAGCAAAGGCTAACCCAGGGAATGTGATTCATTGCAAGGTGGGTGGTGGTTTAATGGGTAGTCCTCTGGCTCATGAAAACGAAGCCCCTTTTCCCGAGAAGCTAGCCGAGTTTTTCGTCAAGAGTTTCTGCCCCCCTGGAGGGGTAGTTCTTGATTGTTTTAGTGGAAGCGGTACGACAGCTTCTGTGGCGATCAGGAATGGGAGGAGTGTTATTGCGATGGATATTCGCAAGTCGCAGATTGATCTTTCGAGGAGGAGGGCTTCCATTGATGCGTAAGCCGCGGGTAAAGATAAGCAATAGGTTGATGGATCGTTTGTGCCGAGAATCGATCCTTGAGTGGTCGTCTCGCAAGTCGATGAGCTTCAGTCGTTGCTATCCTGGTTATTGGCAGCGATCCTCCGGCGCTTGGTCTTGGGAAATTAGTGTTGACGGCGTGGTTTCCGTTGGAAGTTGTTACACGGCAAAGGAATGCTGCGATGCTGACAAGCTGGTAATTGGCGAGAACGGAGACATAACCCCGTTAAAGCGAGTCGAGGAGTAGAGGGGCATCGTATATGCTTGTCCCTGGTGTTGTCCTGTCTTTGTCCTCTGTGTGTGTCGTCCTTCATGATGCTGGTTGTTGATATTGTGCATGTTGACGCTTTTTCCTGTCGTCCAAATGGAAACGTTACCACTTATCTCTGCCAAGCATCTTGCGTCGTCGGGGCAGTAGTGGTAGGTTGTTTGGATTGAAGACACAGTTGTGGCACAAGGATATTTGCGATGACTCGCACGGTAAAAATGTCTGATTCTGACATTGGTCGAATTGTGGCTGAGTCGGAACGTCGCAGATCTCACACAAAATCTTCCGGCGCCATGGATCATACAAGCAATGGAAGTAAGTCGGCGTCGGAGATGGGTGTTGTTGGAGAGTGGTGCGTTTCGATTGTGACGGGATACAAGCCGCTTGGTTTCCGCTATGATGGCAAGGGAAAAGAGCGAGACGTAGGGCCGATACAGGTTAGATCCACCGAGAGGTCAGTGCTGTACTTCAAGGACTTCGAGGATCCGAACGACCCGATTGTGGCGGTAAAGATTATTGATCGCCACACAGCGAAAGTCATTGGATGGCGATTTGGGTTTGAATGCATGAAGGAAGAATACCAGCGGTTTCCAAAATCGCTAGAAAACATGCGTCCAGGACAGAAGTGTTGGTGGGAAGTGCCTCACGAAAGCCTTTATTCATTGCAGTCGCTTGAAAACTGGTGTGTTTCGCACGGTTACAAGAGATGGCCGAAACAATCTAGTTGACCTGTCGAGGGGGTTTGCAGTGAAAAAGCCGGCTAGCGAGTACATGGCTGAAATTGAGCATCTCGAGTGGGAGGTTTCCGATCTCAGAAAGCAGCTCGAGCGGACAAGCAGGAAACTCACCGAGTTGCAAGCAAGAAACAAAGAGTTGTACGATGCTCTTAGATCTATCGTAAAACCAGACCATCCAGTGTTAAGGGGTAAGAAATCGTGAATGTAGGCGACAGTATATTGGTTGAGTGCAATATCATAGAATTGGGCGAGAATGGCTCGGTGAAGCTCAGGTTTGATGATGCCGAGTTTTGGGTTGTCCTGGAGAAAACGTTTGAGGCTGAGCCGTTAGACGGATACCGAAGCGCCTTATCCTCGGAAACGATTAACCCTGGTGATGTTTTTTGGTCATCTCGAGACGAAAAGATACATCTGGTGAACTTCACAGCTGGAATGACGTGCAAAGAAGCCGTCGAGAGAGGAGATCGTCTTAGAGAGAAGTGGATATTCTTTAAGCCTCTCGAGAAAGATCTGCAGCAATGATCGAAGACGACAAATCGGACGCAAAGGTCGAAGCTTTAGCCGCTTCAAGGCGATTTTGGGATAACATCGAGAAAATTTCCAAATCGACGCATCCCGATATTTTATCGGTAGTTATAGCCGCTTTGATCATCGACTCCGCAAAGCGAAAGTAGCTCACCACTTGCGTCACCGGGGCAATGCCGCTACAATGCAAACGTTGTATGTTGGTGTTTTGTTTCTCGGTTACGGAGGATGGTTGAATGAAGTTTTCAAAGATGAAAACGTTGGTTGCGATGTTGGTTGTTTTTTTGGTTTCAGGGCTGAGCTATGGACAAGATTGCGCAAATGGACGCTGTTATCGATCTGCTTTCCGAGGTGCGGCGAAAACAGTCGATCGAGCCGTTACGGCTACGGTATGCACCACTGCAGCCGTCGTTGAGCATGTTGGTGAAGCAACGGGACGAGTTGTTGATGCTGCCTTCCACGCAGCCGGTGATGCCGTCCATGTTGCGGCTCGAGTTGGTTCGGCCCCTGTTCGATTAGTTTCTTCTGGTTTGGCTCAATCTAAAGCCGAGCGTCAGGCTGCTGCTGGACGCATGTATCACGTTGGTGGCGGTTTTGGAGGAGGCAGATACGAAGGCGTCGGTTTTTCCACTTATTCTGCTGATGATGCTGTTCGTCGATGCTGCTATTGGGGGCAACGTCAAGTTTTGGAGATTGGAGTTGCTCGCGGCGCTAGAGGTTGGTACGCCACCGTAATTTACAACTAGCGAAAATCACTGTGGTGTAATCCAGGAAACACGCAAGATTGGGCGATCTTGAATTGCGGGTTCAAATCCCGCCAGTGGTTTTGGATCAGCGGCGTGGCGGGAGACACGCAGGAGTATTGGCTTCATGCCCTTGTAGCGACGGCTACTGCTGACTCCGGCGAGCAGGTTCAAATCCTGCCTGATCCATTAAGGGATGCAAACGCCTCGGCGAAAGTCGAAACGGATAGAGGTTGCGGTGAGATTCCGCAAGCTGGACACACCTAACCAGCAAAGGATCGGCGAGCCGCAACGGTAATTGTGGCAACATAAGAGGCATGTTGGGATGCCTGCTGCTAAGCGTTAAAGGCCCTTTTGCAGTCTCCCAAGCAGGTGAAAATCCTGCCCGATCCATTTTGTAGGGACTTTTTACAAACACCCGACATTTCCTAAATATCAACCCCGCTCGGTAACGAAATGACGTTTCGAGGCGTTCTGGTGGTCGGTTTTACCGATGGGGAATGTTTAGGGATCAGCGGCGTGGGGGGACACGCTGACAAATGAAGATGCTACCTACCGTCAGTGTAAGTCGTTTCAGTACGTAGCTGAAGGTCAGAACGGTGTGCAACAAGCAGGTTCGAATCCTGCCTGATCCATTGGCATCCGAAATGGTGCCCGTTGTCAGAGGATCGCTGGACGCAGCGATTAACGTACTGGCGTCCTGTTCGAGGATAGAAGAACGAGCGAAACGTACTAGCAGCGTCGGCCCGACTAGGGTGTGCGTGACAGCCGGAGAGACGGCAATTTTGTATGACGAACGCTCGGATTCACCGAGCCGAAAGGAAAGAGGTAACGATGGGATTAAAGAAAACTACTATTGAAATATGCCACGACGAGGGATACGGAGACGATCTGCTGCTGTATCTGAACATCGCTCTGCGTGGCAAAGACATGATTGGCATTCGTGTCGTTAAAAGCGAGGAAATGCTTGAGTTTTTGTCAGGGGAGCTACAGATTCACTCATGTAAGATGACCGGTGAGCATCACTATAGATTTCGCACCGGATGGCCGATGACTCACTTGATTGGCACAAGCCCGGAGGAAGCAGTTAGGACAGCCATGAATGAGGTTAAAAAACAACAAAAGGAAAGCCAATGAGTCTATTTGAATTTCGCTACCTTGTGGAATCTGCGATTCCGTGGTGGGTTCCGTTTGTATTGGCTGGTGGTGGATTGATTAGTTACATGATGTTTGGAGGAAAGAAATAATGGCAATGAGTTTAGAACAGGCGTGGTCGCATGTAATAGCATTGTGGCCGAATGCGGAGCGATTGGATCGCCACGATGGAAAGCTTGTAGCTTGCTTTAAGGATTCGACCATCGTGGTTGGTCCGATGTTTTTCTATCGCATTGATCCAGGCATCGTAGATTGGCCTGAAGGAGTATTGAAGTATCCAGAGTCGGCATAACGCTCGTTTCACCGAGCAACGGAGGTAAAACATGACAACAGAAAACGGCCAATCGGTTGCTCCATTGCATCCCATTGTTATCTGGCGGGTTCGTCGGATTTCCTGCGACGGAGGGCAACCAGGTCGAGAGTGGTCATCAGAGTTTTTTCTTGACGAATACAAGGCATCGAATCGTCTAATGGAGTTGATAGCCGAAAGCGACTCGCGGAACCCGAAATACCCGTTCAAGAAAGACCAAGAATTCGTGGACGGGGTGAGGGGATACTGCAATTGGCAATTCGGAACCATGCTGACCATGGATGCTGTAGAAGCCAGATAACGCTACCCATCACCCAGCGGCGGGGTGATTCAAATTTTTCGGCACCTAAAGCCGCTTGGGTGCATGGAGTTGTTATGCGATGGTGGGTTATATGAAGTGGCCTGAAGTGCGGTTGAGCCGAAAGACATACGGGCGAATCTACGTCTCTAAGCCTGAAGACGTGGCGGTTGTGGAGGCGACAGTCAGGGAAGTTGACGAGTTCGAGTTTGACTACATGCCAAAAGGCTTAGTTGCCGTGTATGGCACAGATGACGAATTGGTGTACTTGCACAAATTCGAGATCGACGCAAACGCATTGGCGAAGGCGTGTATGGACAAGGGCGTATGGATTTGGGTCGTTGAGGGGGCGAGAGGATACGCATAACCCCAGCGGTAACCGAGTCGCCGCCAAGAGACTCGGGTTTGAGAACTAGGTGACCGGCGACTTCGATTCACCGCTTTGTTATGCGAGGGTTGGATTATGGATTACACAGACAGCGAGCAAGGTCAATATGATTTGCAGCGAGCAGAGTATGACGAGCAGCAGAAAGAGCAGTTGGCATTTGAGGTGGCCAAGCAGATTTGCGATGCGGCTTTTTGCGTGTTGGAGAATCTGGAAGAATTAGATGGCGCGATTGCTGGTCAGATTGCCAAAGCCGTGCAAGATGTCGTCGAACAAGAATTGCGGCATGTGCTTTAGTCCGCACAACGCTTTGCGTAACCCAGTCGCGGAGAACGACATTGACCAAACCAAAATACGATGACCGCGACTTGGGTTCACGCAATTGTTCTGCGTCCTGTGTCCATCCGTTTTACTGTACCCCATTTGCCACAACACCACAGGAACCAATGATGGCCAAGCAAAGATTGAGTAGGCGAGAGCTAGAACGATTACTTTATGATGCAAGTGAAGCGTTAAACGATATTCTGGAGGATTGTTTTCCAGACACGCCAGAAGGCATAGCCGCAATGGAAGCACGGCACGCGAAGGAAGGGCCGATTGAACTTCCAGAATCGTTACGCGATGCGTCAAAGGTACTGGAGCGGATCAAGAACATGAACGGCAGCGAATAGGTACGCAGAACGCTCGGATTCACCGAGCCGAAAGGAAAGAGGTAACGAGAATGAGCGAGACGAATGAGGCTTTGGTGCAATCCGTTGTTATGCAGGAATGGATCGGTCCGTCGATCGAGCCAGGAGATGGCGATTCGATCTGGATTGCCGTGAGAGAGTGGAGCGGGCATATCCATGTTGATTACGCACAGACATTTGTTGATGTCGATGGGTTGATGATTCATCGGTACGAAGGCGAAAAGTGCGGGTATGGTGAGCAGTGGCCTCCGAAGGATGTCATTGCGTGGAAACTATGCGATACACCAGAGTTTCCAGGATAACGCTCCGCATCACGGGGCACGAAAGGAAAGATTATGAGTTCAAAAACAGCGTCGATGAGTGCTCCCGTGCATGCGGTTGTTATGCCGCTTCGTGTTCAGAGGAAGCGAACCAAGGGCTACAGGTTACCACCAAACACGGTTTCGGTTTGTCGTCCGGGAAAGTTCGGCAATCCATTCAAGCCAGACGAATGCAGGGCGACAGGATATGAGGGCACAGACTTGGAGATCAAGCAGCGTTGCGCGTCGGCGTTTCGTGCGTGGTTGTGTGAAAAAGACGGATGGTTGAACTGGCAAGGGGATGAAGCGGAAAAAACAAAGGCGGCGATTCTAGAAGGCCTTGAGTCGTTGCGAGGAAAGAATCTGGCGTGCTTCTGCAAGCTGGACGAACCATGTCACGCCGATGTGTTGTTGGAGCTGGCCAACAAGTCGGCATAACGCACAGGATAACCCAGTGCGAGGAGAAAACATGGACAACGAAAAACAGCAGACCGAGCACTTGGGTTCATCCGATTGTTCGTCGGATTGGCTTCCGGGATGCGGGCAGTTTTTTGTCGGATGGTCTGCATTTAAGGTGAAATGTGTAAACGCAGAACGTGCGGGTACGATAAAGCTGAAGTATGCAACGCCGCTGGATTTTATTTTGCAAGACAGACGCACCTCGTTTTCAGTAGGGTTACGAGCGAGGCAAGCGATTCGTTCCAATAATGCGAACTGTTGGCAAAAGTTGGTTGCAATGAAGAAAGGCGAGTTTCGGTCGTGGCGGAACTACGGTCAAAGATCGCATAAAGAGTTACAGGACGCTTTCAGGCGAATCGGAATCGCTTTGCAGGATTATTGAGACGAACGCCACCCATCACCCAGCGGCGGGGTGATTTAATTTTTCGGTACCTAAAGCCGCTTGGGTGCATGGGATTGTTATGCGGCTGGAGGTTTCAATGCTCACACACGATGATTGCACGCCAATGAGCGATTTGTATTTGATCGACTGTCTGTTGCACATGATGGTTGATCATCAAAAGGGAGGTTGGGAGGAACTTGAGCAACGATACAACGCTACAGCGAACGCAATGCACAGGTTGCGGTTGGCTTTTGAGTCAGGGGAGATGCAACGAATTGGGTTGGGATTAGCGGATTATTTCAGATCAACACCAACTAAGTCCGCATAACTATAGATTCTCCCTGGCTGAGCCTGGGAGAATGTCGGGGAAACCACAGGTGAGCCGTGCATAATGTCCCGGTCGCTAATGCTGCGGAAATCAGATTATCACTATTGAAGGAGGAAGAAATGAGTAACGAACAAGGTTTTCGAGGCGTTCCAGGTGTGCCGGATGGGTGGGAATTGGTGCGGATTGTTGACAGGCCACAGATCGGCGAATATGCACTTGATCGCGTCAATCATCCAGTGATGGTTATGGAGCCAGATGCATGGGATCTCGGAGTGATAGTTCGCAAGATCGAGACTCCGAAGCGTTATCGACCATTTGCGAATGCGGAGGAGTTCAAGCCGCATCGGGATCGATGGTGGCGATGGAAAAACGATCCAAAAGATTTCTATCCACCTTGTGGTTACTCAGACAGATTTCACGGCGGATACCCCTGGGGAGATAGTTTTAACGAAAAGCTATTCGATGATGGAACGCCTTTTGGCGTGGAGGTGACGGAGTGATCGCAGATGGAGGAGAACGCAAATTTAGACTTACTCCTAAGGGATTTCTGTGTGAAATGCTTGCAAGGGATTATGACTTTGATGAAGAAGAAGCCGATGAGGTATGGCATCGTCTTGAAGCATTCTGCATGCGATCACTAAAACACAAAGACAGCACAGCTACATTTGCTTGCTTGATATTCGATGGAAATGGCGGAGAAATTGTTGGTGCTGAAATTTTTGACGATTAGGAGTTTTTGATGCGCATACATATTTACGAGGCAACTGTTTCGAAGGTTGTCGATGGAGACACTATTGATCTTCTTATTGATCAGGGTTTTGGTAATTTCACTGAGCAGAGGATGAGGCTGTACGGAGTCAACGCTGCCGAGATAAAAACAAAAGAAGGGAAGAGGGTAAAGCGGGAGGTTCAAATTGCAATTGAGCAAAAAAAGATTGTTGTTCAATCTGTACAGCGAAAGGTTCAATCTCGAGACAAATACGGAAGATATTTAGCCGTTGTTCATTTTGATTGGCCTAGTTCTTCATTGCCAATCGCAAATGGTGACAAGATAAACGATGCGGCTCCAATTTCGTTCAACGCCAAGATGTTGAAGGACGGACTTGCAGAAGAAAGGTATTGGTAGCATGGAAAACTTTCTGAATGTCAACATCCCGTTTTTCTGGGCATTCTTGGATACTGGATTTCTCCATGACAAGGATCCAGACGCAAGAAATGAGCGCATACCGATGGAGTTTTTCATTTATACGTCAATACCGAATCGGTGCGGCATGTTTACAGGTATGAGTGAATGGGGAACGCAGCATGCGAGGATACCGATTCATTACATCCACACAGCAAAAGAAGGAGGAAAAAACTATCCTCTTGATTTCTTGCAACTGTGGGACAGCTACAGTTACTATTGCTCTGCTATGATCGTTGATTACATCAAAAATCGCAGTTGCAAAATACTGCTAAAAGATCGCACGACAGTGAATGGAATCTACATGTTCACGCTTGATTGGTGCAAAGGTGGGTACAGCGAAATAGCTTCTGGGCACAAAACTGGTCATGTGATCAACGCAGATGGTCGCGTTTTCATTCAGCCAAACAATCGCATCGTTCGCTGGAACGATGGTGGCGCCTTTACTAGCAAGATGTTGACTGAGCGTCCAGACTGGAAGGTGTTTAGTCAAGAGTTCAGCTGCGAAGCATCCGGAGGGAGATGGGTGGCAGACAGTGACGACGAGTTATATTGGTATGGTTTTACTAAAACGGAGGAAACCAAATCTACGCCAAAAGACTAGGCTTCAAAACAAGTTGATTGCTCAGGTTGATCATTTTTTATGCAGGTGTAATGATGGTAGTGGTAAAACTAGTTGGCGGTGGTCCTGGAGATGGACATGAATTTGAGGTTCAAAGCATCGAGCAAAAACAGAAGCTACAGGAAAAAATGTATGGTGATGGGTTTTTTTGGGCTTACCTTTACAGTTGCAACCCAAACGGCTCAAATCCGCACATTTACGTCGAAGGTCATCCACACGATGAACCCGATTTTGCACCCCCACAAAAGCTTGAGTTGTGGTACACGACACAAATTTCAATCTCGGATTTTAAGTAGGATATCCTAGAAAAAGCGTTGACGGAAACAGTCCTATCGCGTAATTTTGAAATTGCTGAGTGGTTTCAGCAGATGGCAGGAGCCGCTCAGATTTGCTCGTATACAACGCTTTTATTCCTTTCGGCGTTTCTTACAAGTGGTCTGACGCTCCTGTCAAACCCAGCTCTCCCCCGCAAACCACATCTTGGGGGAGAGCACGTACATGGCATGAGTGTAATGCCGGCTATCCGGCGCTTGTGCCTGCAATCGTTTGAGCTATTTGCCCGATCTGTGGAAGACCGCCAAAGTGCATGGGAACGAGTCGGCGAAGCGCCCTGCGGCGTGGAGAGGCTCTTAACCTCAAGGGTCGTACAGGAGCAACAGGCTGACGATGGGTGGACGCTGGTCAGGCAAACGGCGATAAGGAGGTGCAGGTCTCCCGCCTCTTACCCTTTCCGAATACGCCCGTTGGTCAGTTCCAGGAAAAAATCCTGGATTCCGGCAACGAGCGAGATTGCATTCTATTTATGGGCCTGGGGTGCGCCTTTACTGCTTACTCTGTGATTCACGCTTGGATTTCTCCACGTAGCGAATTGCAGTGCTCTTGCTGATTCCAAGAGCCTTTGCCACCTCAGCGTGGGTTAATCCCCTCTCTCGGAGCTTAATAGCCCTGCTTGCGTCCACTCCAGCTTTTAGCGCGCCAAGCTTTCTTCCTCGGTATGCTCCTTTCTCCCTCGCAACAGCAATCCCTGCAGCTTGTCGCTCCCTTCGAGTTTCGGTTTCAATCTGAGCTACCGCAAAAAGCACTGCAGCGATCAATTGCCCGATCACACCTGTGAAATCGATCTGCTGGGACGTCGAGATCACGCGAATGCCCTTCTGGCACCACGAGCATAGGATGTCGATTCCGTCCTTCAGCGATCGAGAGAGTCTATCAAGTTTGTAGACAACTACGGTTTTGATGGCTCCGTTGAAAATATCTCGCTGAAGTTGCTCAAATTCAGGTCGCTTGAGCGTTTCTCCGCTTTCCTTGTCGATGTACCAGATCGCATGCTCGAGATTAAAACCGTTTCCAGACATCCACTTCATGATCTCGCGCTTTTGACCGGCTTCGTTCTGTGATTCGGTACTAACTCTGACGTAAATAGCCACTGACATTGCAAATCTCCCTATAAAAAACCAAGTAAACAACAGCTAAATGTAGGTTACGGCCGTAACTATGTCAAGTAGGGTGGTATCCTAAATGGAAAACAGTTGCTTGCAAGGGGTAATGCTGGTAATCTATGTTTCGTGATGTGGAATCGAGAAAAAACAGGGGAATTGATGAAGCGAACGGAAGTTAAAATTGGGGCTAAGTACGGGAAATTAACGGTTGTTTCCGAGGTTGAGTCTTCTGGAAAGCGTAAGTTTCGTTGCAAGTGCGAGTGCGGCGCCGAGGTTGATGTAAGGCTTGATCACATGCAAAGCGGTCACACGTCCTCGTGCGGTAAGTGTGGAGTTGAGCATGCTGGCGAGAGGATGACGCTAAAGCAGTGGGCGAGTTCCTATGGGATCAAGGAGTCTACGCTAAGGGCTAGACTCAAAACCATGACCATGAAAGATGCTCTGAGGCTTAGATAATTGTTGTTGACATGGCGTTTTGTGGATGTATAGTTAATCTGCTCTTCCATCGGGAGCAAATCTCCTGGGGCTGCGTGACGTAAGTTGCGTGGCCCTTTTTTATGCACTGACGCAAAGGTTTGAGATTTATTCGATGTCGTCGCCTTTCTACGACCTTGTTCCAAAAGACATAGTTGAGAACATGAAGTGGCGTATTCGTTGTCGCGAAAGAGCGTTAGTTGATGAAAAATTCAGGGATGCTCTTATTCAGGCATGCGAGACGGATGTGCTGTTCTTTTTTGCGTTTGCCTTGTGGGTTCACGAGCCTCGAGCCAAAATCAAGACAAAGCCTTTTGTTCCATGGAAGCACCAAGAGTCCGTCATTACGGCAATGGATGACGCGATTACAGAGGCGATGGAAAAGGAGCATCCTGTTTCTGTCACCGTCAAGAAAAGCAGAGCTCAGGGCGGTACGTATACGTATCTAGGCGTTCAGATCAGAAGAGCATTGACTGAATCAGGATTCTCCTCGGGGCTTGTTACCAGAAACGAAAAGATGATGGATTCTAAGGATCCGTCTGCGGTAATGAACAAGCTGTCGGAAATGCTTGATAGGCTTCCTGTTTGGATGCTGGACAAATACGACAGAAACATCAGCGATCACACTATTCGCATACCAAAAACTGATGCGGTGTGGATTGGTTTTTCTGCAACGGCTGACGTCGCTCGTGGTGGCAGAACTACGCTTTTTGCGTTCGACGAAGTTGGCTCAGAGGAGTTTATATCTGGTGGTGTTGACTACAAGATCATGTCCAGTGTTGCCCACGTCACAAACTGTGTCTTTTTGTGCTCAACCTTCGGCGCCGACACTGGGGTTTTTTACGAATCCGCCATGGATCCGGATAATCCGAGAGTTTTTTCTCTCGACTGGAAAGACAATCCAGAGCATGCAAGGTTAGCTTATATTCGCAAGGATGGTGTTGTTACAGCGGTTAAGCAAGAGGATCAGGCTGAAGTCGATGAATACATAAAGACGCACGAGCGAGAGCTTAGGGCTATTGAGAGGAAGGGTCACAAGATTGACGGCAAGGTGAGATCGCCGTGGTACGACTCACACTGCCTGATTCCAGGTGCGACTCCGAGATACATCGCCCGAGAGCTTGATATGGATGCAAAGGGATCAGCCGGCAAGGTGTTCGCTCCTGATCTCCTAGATCGCATGAAGCGAGAGCACGGCAGAAAGCCAGTTTGGAGAGGGGTGCCTGTATTTGACCAGGAAACTCTTGAGTTGAAGGGCTTGATCCCTAGAGACGACGGTCCGTTGTCGTTGTGGTTCAAGCCTGGAATAGATAACAGTCCTCCTTTTGGTCCTTTCACGATAGCGTGTGACATCGCTTCTGGTGGTGTCGGAGCTTATTCTTCCAATTCCGTAGCGTCTGGAATCGACAACAGAACTGGGGAGCAGGTTCTTGAGTACACCATTAAAGGTCTTGAGCCTAGACCGTTTGCAAGAATGGTAGTTGGGCTCAGCTTGTGGATGCGAAAGGCGCTTATTGGGTGGGAAGACTCTGGCGTTTCAGGTGGATTTGCCAAAGAAGTTGTTGAGGTTTGCAATTACGGAAACGTCTTTTACAGAGATGTGACGCAGCTTGGATCGCAAAAGAAAAGCAGGAAAGCTGGTTTTCCTTGCAGAGATTCCGACAAAGCTGACATGTTTGAGCAGTTTGCCCTAGCAATGGAGCAAGGTCGTTACATTCCAAGATCCGCTGAGATGCTTCTTGAATGCGGAGAATATGAGTGGGATGGAGCAAAAATCATTCATGCTCCGACAAAAAACAAAGGTGCCACCGATAAGAATCACGGAGACAGAGCGATATCAGCAGCCGGCTCGTGGCTTGTATTTGCGACTGATAATTTAGATAATAAAGTTGACAGCGATATGGAAAATGGTCAGAATCCAGAGTATGGTAGTTTTTTATGGAGAGAGCGTCAGGAGAGGCGTAGCGTCAATTCCGGAAGTCCAAAGTACGGAATACGCGATGTTTTGCGATCCTAGTTGTTAGGATCGGACATTCAATTCAAGGATAAAACCTGAAGGATGCGGTGGTATTATGGATAACGATCTGAACGAAAAGATTGAGTCGGCGATTGCAAAAGCTGCTGACCAAGTAAAGGCTCAGCCAGACGGGCAAAAGGCTCTTCACTTTTCGCAATCTGCATTGAACCTTGCACACACAAGAGCTGTTCTTGAAGGAATAAAGTCGCCGTACGCGACAAAAAAGTCTAGCTGACACAGAGTCAGCGGGACGGGAAGGCTGGAGATAAAACCCAGTCGAAAATAACCGGAACTATCCGAAATTTTTTCGACTGTAGATGTTTGACCTAGCTAATCCCGAGAAACGAGGAAGACTCTTAAAGGCGATACGCTCATCGCGTGACGCGCTGGAGCCTTTTCGTCGAGTTCGCAAAGAGCTGATCAAGGATTATGTTGGCTCTTGGTATGCTGAATCCGGAGCTGAAAGCAAAACACTGGTTAATCTTATTAACCAGACGGCAAGAATCTATACGATCGCCTTGGCTGCCAATAATCCAAAAGTCTTGGTGTCTAGTTCAAGACCGGAAATGATTCCGTTTGCTAGGCGTTTTGAGACAAATCTTGGCAAGCTAATTGGTGATATGTCGCTCGATAAAACTTTTCGAGCAATTGTAATGGATGCATTTTTCTGCCTTGGTTGCGGCGTCGTGATGATGCGCGACACAGACACTAGGTTCCATGGAGTTTTGGAATCCGAGGAAGATGTTTGGCTTGATCCAGGCGAGCCGTGGTTTAATCGCGTGTCTCTTGATGACCTGATTCTTGATATGCCAGCAAAAGAGCTGAGCAAAATGCGGTATTGCGGACATCGCTACCGAGCTGATTTCGAAAAGGTCATGGATGAGCCTGGGTACGACAAAAAGGTCAAAAACAAAATAAAACCCACCTCTCGGGAGCATCATGATTCTGTTGGCGCTGCACGAGATATAGCTTCTGAGTGGGGAAGTGCTCAGGACGATGATCTCAAAGACATGATTTGGCTGATGGACGTGTGGATCCCGGAGAACAACTCTGTAGCCACAATGGTTTGCGATCAACAGGACTTGCCTCCGTTAATCGAGAGAGACTGGATTGGATCTCAAGGTGGTCCGTACAAGTTTCTTTCGCTTGGTGATACTCCTGATAACGTCATACCTACGTCTCCGGCAATAAACTTGAAAGGGATGCACGATCTTCAGAATCGACTGCATCGAAGAATGGAAGATGACTCAGATTCTCATAGAGTCGTTAATGTTTATCCGCCAGGGATGGAGGACGATGCTGACAGGCTGAGGACTGCTGAGAGGAACGGATGGTACAGAGGGAGAAGCCCTGAGCAAATTAAGCAGTTTGAAAGCGGTGGTGTAGACCAAAGAGATATGGCTCTTGCCACGTTCCTGCAAAGCGAATACGACAGATTTGCTGGAAATCTTCAGGCTATGGGAGGTCTTGGTCAGCAAGCATCGACTCTTGGGCAGGAAGAGCTAATTCATGGGAACGTTTCTAAAAATGTTGCCGATATGCGAATGGCGGTTGTGTCGTTTGCGTCTGACTGTGTTTTGGATCTCGGGAGGCTGATGTGGGAGGACGCAACTCTTGAAATTAAGAGTTCAATGGTTATCGGAAATACTGGCATATCTGTTAATTCAGACTGGACGCCAGATTACAGGCAAGGCGCGTTCGATGATTACGAATTTCGTGTTGAGCCGTACTCGATGGTGTTCAAAACTCCAGAGCAGAAGCTACAAGAGCTGTTCCAGGTGCTCCGTGAGATCGCTCCATTGTGGCCAATGTTCCAGGCGTCGGGAGCATCAATCGACGCAGAGGCAATCGTTGATGAAATCGCCAGACTGAAAAATCGTCCTGAGTTTAAGCGGTTCATTACGTTTGCATCTCCAGCAGAAGTTTTGGGTGGTGATGAAAATACAATCCGTCAGTCTCCAGTTACTACTCGTGAAACTATTCGAAGAAATGTAAGTAGTGGTGGGACCGAGGCAGCTAGAAACAATGCTTTGATTCAAACACTGATGGGTGGAAGTCCACAGGTTAACTCACAGCAGAGAAACTCAATGTTGCAGGGGATTGGTTGATGAGTGAAGTAAAGTTCAAATACAAGGGTAAGTTTGTTTCTGCCGAAGAGCTTGATCAGTTGGTTCCTAGGAAAGCCGATTGGTTAACAAGACCTGCGATGGCGTCAAACACATACACCGATCACGATCCTTTGATTTCTGAGGGTTGTGGTGTTATGAAAAGTCAGGTCGGAGAGACTCGCGATCTGATTAAAAAGCATTGCATTCAAGGTGCTGCTGTATTGGACAGTGGTCAAGTGCGTTTTACGAGTCGTCGCGCACGGAATGAGTTTCTACGAATGCGTGGGTTTAGAGATTTAGATGGGGGATTTGGCGATGAGTGAAGAAGTTGAATTGAACGAAAACATGACCAGTGAGGATCTTGCTGCTTACGCTGAAACTGTAGCCAAGGAAGTTCAAGCAGAGCGGCAGGGATCTCGAAAGTCTGACGCGGAAGTTGTTGTTGACACCGCAGAAGATGACAATACACATGCCAAGGAAAAATCCGGCAGTAATTCCGCCGAGGACGAAGTTCAAGGCGAGGATGCCAGCGAAAAGCCGAGAGCACCCAAATGGGTGGACAGTAAGGTTAAAGCTGAGGTTGCCGCGTATGGCATTGATGAGTCCGATTTGCAGGACTTTGCCAGTCGCGAGGAGTTGGATCGGGTTTTGCGATTGTTGGACAAAAAGGCGTTTGAGGCTGGCCGTAAAGCCATCGCCGATGACGAGGAAGGCGCTACTCGAAACGAGAAGGGTCAATTTGCCAAGAAGCAGGAACCCGCACAAGACGATCAAGAACCACCTGCCAAGAAGGATGGCAATCGGTACGAGGTCTCATTGAGCAAAGATCTTTACGACGACGAGATTGTTGATGAGTTTTCGCGAATGCGAGACTACTACGAATCTCGGCTGGAGGCTTTGGAGTCTCGATTTGCAGATGTGAGTGCCAAGTCCGAAGAGGAGCGTTTCGACAGCTTTGTTGACTCTCTAGGTTACGGCGACTTGTTCGGCAAAACCGGAAGTGAGTCGGAGAAGGAGCTCGAGCGACGAAGGGATCTTCATGTGGCTGTAAAGGCTCAGTTGATCGGTCTTGAGCGTTTAGGTCGTCCAGCTGAACTTACTGATCAGTTGGTTGGTCGCGTAGCCAAAATGGTTTTCGCGGATGAACTCGGAAAGAAACTTTTAAAACAACAGACCCAGAAGATTTCCAGACAAAGCCAGCTTCGTCAGGGCGGAAGTCCAACGAAGCCTTTGCCTCCGCGGGACGATCCTCGCGATGAAGCAGACCGGCTTTATCGGGAACTCGAAAGGGCTTAACCAATAAGGAAATAGCCAAATGGCACTATCGATTGAGCAGATTGATGACTTTGTAAATAGCATTCAGCAAAAATTCGCAGGTGAAGAGTCGCTCGCAGCGCAGGACTTGTCGCTTCCATTGCAAAGCTACAAGTACGCATCGCGTCTTTTTTCGGGTAACCTGAAGAAGGACACCATGAGCACGTCGCAGTGCAAGTGGAAGATCAAGGTGAATACAAACGACAACTTTCAGACTGTCGGATTGTACCATCGTGACTCTTCGACTCGCGTGAACACGCTGGATGAAGGTAGCTTGAAGTGGGCATTGACCACGAACAACTACCATTACGACATTGACGAAGAGATCTTCCGAACCGGCGGTCGTCAGATTTACGACTACATTGAAGGTCTCGAGCAGGATCTTATGACCTCGTTCTATACGGGCATGGAAGACTTGATTTTTGGACCTGGACCTACGGGACCAACTCAGTCGCCGTTTTCCGTCGCGTCTTTATTGTGGTGGATCACATCCACCAACGATAGCGTGAACGAAAACAACGCACCTGAGGGTTTCAACGGATTTGAGCCTGTTGGTTGGGGTGCGAACGGCGTCGGTGGGATCTCCTGCTCCACCTATCCTCAGTGGAGAAACCGGACGTTCCCATACTCAACCGTGAGTCGAAGCGATTTCGTCGAAAAGACTATTGCTTCGATGGATTTGTGCCAATTTACCCCCCCTGTTCAGCGACCAGACATCGTTGATCAAACTCGAAGTGACTGGGAGCTTCTCACCACGCACAGCGTCCTGTCGGCTGGACGTCGCTTGCTGCAACTCGGAAACGATAACATCGGAGACGACATGGCTGCTCGCAGCGGAAGCGTCTACATCCGTGGCGTTCCGTTGAACTGGGTTCCAGCTTGGACGAACCAAAACAGCGTCAACGCTCGAACTGACGGTATCATCCTCGGTGTCAACTGGGCAACCTTTAAGGCGTACTATGCTGCTGGTCGGCAAATGCGTAAGCGAAAGGCTTTCCAGCACCCAGAAATGAGCAACGTCCGCGTTCGCTGCATGGATGACTCGGTTCAAATGGTCTGCTTCAATCGTCGCGGTAACTTCCGTGGCTATTGCACTCAAACTGTGACCGAAACTGCATAAGCTTACTGACATCGTGTCTGTAAGTTTTGAAAAACGTCTCTGGCTGGCAGACGTTAAATTTGCCAGCCATTTTTTCAACTGGGAAAACGCCCACCCAAGGCTGGGACACCCCTAAATCTTCCTTGAAAGGAAAAAGTGAAAATGGATACGCATTTTGATGAAATCTCTACCCGTTTGTTTTCTCCACGCCTGTGGAGGGGTTTTGGTTCTCCGGCAAACATGAATCCTTCGGGAAGTTCGTTTCAGACTCCAGTCGGCAACCCTGCCTTTGGATTTTTTGACGATTTCATGACGTTCAACGCAACATCTCTCGTCGGACCATACATGAACTTGCTGACAGCTGGTTGCACGGCTGCTTTGGCTGCTGACACGGCAACTGAAAAAGGCGTGCTCGCGTTGGCTGTGGATGGTGACGTAGCAAACGACGAAGCCATAATCAAATGGGGCGGATTGGCAAGCGCGCCGTTCTTCCTCGCCAACAACGACTTGGCCTTTGAGTGTCGATTGTCAGTTTCGTCGATTGCGGCTGCAAAGTGGTCGTACGGAATTGGGCTTGGAGAGGCTAACATGATTGTCACGGACGGTTTTTTTGTTGACACGTCCGGAGCCTTAGCTGACAGAAACTTCGTTGGTTTCAACCACTTGGTAGCTGAAGGCGCGGCCATCGACGCTGCGTACAAGGCTGACGGACAGACCTATCAGGATGGGGCGACCAAGACGAAGCTGAACGCCTTGCATACAGCAGTGGCTTCTACTTATGTCAAGCTTGGTTTTCGCTACCGCGCTACTCCAAAGTCATTGGAGTTCTATGTCAACGGAAGGCTTGCAGGTGTTTCTTCGGCGCCAGCAAGGCTTACGTCATCTGAACTTGATGCTGCAACATTCCCTGATGACGTCTTTCTTGCTCCAATCGTCGGTATCAAGTGTATTGGAACTCTTACTCCGTTGACCATCAACATGGATTGGTGGGCTTGTGCTCAGTACGAGTAGCGTGAATTTCCTGCAAAGGGGTAGGCTGATCCTGCCCCTTTTCTTGAATTAAAAGCACGCTTTTGTTTCTTTTATTAGTCGCAACAAAACTCAATTTGTTGCGGCTTTTTGACAGCGAGCCGTTCTTTTTGATAGAATTTGTCTGTTGAAAATCAACTCTAACAATGCGGGTCAGAGTCATGTTTGATGGTTTATTGAAGTCAAAGCGTTTCTGGGCTATTGCAGCTTCCATCGCCGTTGTTGCGCTAAAGGATAAGGTTCCTTTGGACGAGCAACAAATCACTCAGCTTGTAATGGCGATTGGCGCCTGGGTGATTGGTGACTCACTTCGTTCTGTTTCACCAAAGGCGTAGTCATGAGTCTTGGAGAGCGTTTTGATGCATTGCAAAAAAGACTCAGGTCTATTGCTGTTGAGGCTTACAATGAGGCAGACGGCGATATTGAGTCAGCAAGGCTTATTCTTCGCAAAAAGCGATTGGCTTATGGATTCGACATTGCTACGGCGATGTTGCTATTCCAGCTTGCCATGATGTTGTGGAAGTGGGCTAAAGACAACGGATATCTGACAGAGATTTCAGTTGTCGAGCAAGAAGGCGAGCCTAAGTTGTCTCTTCCGGAAGGATGGCACTCAGATGAGTGACAAGATCAACACTGACCTGAACAAGTTGCTTCCTTGGGCGATTGTTGCCGTCCTTGGTTTTATGCTTTTGAAAAACAATCAGGTTGGATCTTCGGATGTCGAGAAAGCCACATCGCAAGTCTTTGTTGACATGCGGAAAGGCTACTCGGACGTCTTCAAGGAAGCTGCTTCAGAAGTCGAAGGTAAGAAAATCCAGACTGACAGGCAGCTTCTTGATTATGTAAAAGTGAGAATTGAAGAGGCTCGCAAGAAAGCGCAGATACCTTTCGATGCTGTTTGCGAGAAAGAGATTCCGGAATCTTTCCTTGGCAAGGAAGCCGAGGTCTCTTCTTTGCTTATGAGGATTTCCAAGTCATGGTAGATCAATTTACTGGTTACGCCATCGAGAAAGAGCGAAGAAGCGAACTGCGAGAAAGCGCGGTTACGTTTGAGGCTTTGCCGTATGGCGATCTTCCAGTAAGGGTTGATCCGCGTCAGTCTGCATTGGCATCTGTAGGCTGGTTGCGTGTGGAAGACCAGTTGCGCCAAGGATCGTGCCAAGGCCAAGCGTTGAGTGATTGCGTAGAGTTCTGCTACCCGCTGTTTTCAAACGGTCAAGTGATTCAGGTATCTCGCCAATACTGCTACATCAGATCACAGATGTTTGACAACATTCGAGGAGACAATGGAAGCACATTGAGCGGAGGGACCAAGGTTGCTCTCGAAGGTGTTCCTCTTGAGTCCGACGCGCCGTACAGGACGCAGTATCCTGGTTGGGATTACATCACAAATGAGATGCGAGAAAAGGCTGTTTACAAGTTGCGATCGCATGCGGAGATCACAGGCGCAAAAAACGCTTTCTCGTTTCTTGGTTCTGGGCTTGGGATGATTCAGCTCGGATCACTCTGGAACGATTCGATGACTCCAGATAGATACGGATGCATTCGATCGTTCTCTGGAAGAAACGGTGGTGGTCATTCTTACGGACTTGTTGGATACGTCCCGGATGAGGATGTTCAGCAGAAGTCATCTACTGGTCGATGGGGTTTGTTAAAGAACAGTTGGAATGTGACATACGGCATAAACGGGTATGCCTACATAGACGAAAACGCTTTGAATGCGATATTCAACAACTCATGGTCGTCAGCATACGGAAGAAGCGATATGGACGCGCCAAAGCCTCGTCCTATCCCGGTCGATTTTACGAAGGAATCGCTTTTATCATGAAAGAGAGGAACGTCGTAATGCTAGCCGCCATTATATTTGCAGTTTGCATTCTTTTTTCTGGGCAATCAAAAGATAAGTCTGTTACGCATGAGGCGTCCGCATCGCAAGACTTAATTGCTGAGGTCGCCAGCGTGAAAGTTGTTCAGAAACCAAGCATTGTGATGCACTCGAGAGATAACTGTCCTCCATGTGATTCGTGGTGGTCTGTTGAGTGCCCTCGGTGGGAAGCCGTTGGGTGGTCAATTGATCGCGTCACTGATAACAGCACGACAAAATTAACGCCCTGGTACGAGATCCATGATGGAGACGGTGATAAATTTGAGGTCATCGGTTATTTAACAACAGAAAAATTTCGGAAAGCAAAAGAAGGTGCGAAATGAGTCAGGAGTCTTTGCTTGTGGTGTTCGGTGGGGCGGTAGTTTCGACTCTTGCTGGCTGTGTTGCTTTCCTTTTCACGATTTTTCACCGCGGGTATGATGATCTCAAAAAGCGTTGCGAGGCTTGCGAAGCGGATCGAGAACAACTGTGGAGAGAGTTGGCGTCTATAAAGGTCAAGCTAGGGGAAATGAGCTAAAGTGGGTTTATCGGCGCTGCTATCAACTCAAATCCTAGACAGTACGGCTACTGGTAGATCCGTGCTGACGGGTGCTAGCGCGTCTGCAATCAGGACGATCCTTGGGCTTGAGATCGACGTTGCGAAGACCTGGAACAATGCTCTGACTGTCTTCAATGGCATTGCGATTGACGTCACAGATACCGCATCCGATGCAAACTCGAATCTGTTTCACTTGAAAATTGGTGGAACGACCAAGCTCCGCATAGACAAGAACTCACGAATCTATGGGATCGACGGTGCGGTTACTTATCTCGCTCAGGTTGATACCTCGACTTGGGCGTTGTCTACCGCTGGCGTTGGTCATACTCCGAGGGCAACGCTAAAGCCTGGGAGTTTTCAACTTCCGTCCGATGGATGGCTAAGTTGGGCGGGCGGTTCGAACGGCAACGGCACGCAGGATACTTTCCTCCACCGTGATGCTGCGAATACTGTTGCTCTGCGTAACAGCACGAACGCTCAAACGTATCGCATCTATGGAACGTACACAGACGCAAGCAACTACGAACGAGGGTTCTTGCAAGCCGACTCGAACGGTTTAACGCTTGGGCATGAATCACTCGGTACTGGGTCGAAGCGTTCGGTAAGAGTGCTAGGTCAATCGCTAGCAGGATCAGAAGCAGTTTCGGCATTCAATATCGTTCAGACCTGGAACACTTCTGGGACGCCTGCTGCGTTTCAAATGACGCTCACCGATACGGCAAGCCATGCGAACAGCATGTTTGTTGATTGGTATATTGGTGCGACTCGGCAATTCGCCGTTACCAAAAGCGGTATAACGATGCTCGGTGGTCTTACGCTCAGTAACTCGATTGGAGGTTTCGGAAGCGCGACGACAAATTGGTGGTCAACGAATGGTTTGAATCTTGCGACGAACTCGTATCTGAGTATCAATGACGACGTTTACGTTCGTCGCGATGCTGCCGATACATGGGCGCAACGTAGAAGCACGAATCCACAAACGCATCGTATTTACAACACCTACACGGACGCAAGCAACTATGAACGCGCTCGGCTAGGCTGGGAAACGAATCAGTTTGTGATCGGTTCCGAGGTTCTTGGTACTGGTACTGCTCGAACAGTTGCAATCGTTGGCGGTTCAGCAGGGACACAGGGTGTCATTAAAGCTCAAACAGGTGGAGCGTTCATTGGCGCGCAACTCAACTTGTCAAACAGTAGCAACGCGACTGCATCGACTTCGCAGGTTGTTCTTTACACTCCTGCCTCGGGTCAACTCAGGATCACCAATGCGACCGCTGATGGATTCGACCGATTGATTCTCGGTCCGGCGACTTCATCGTTTCCAATGATGAAACGAAATGCGACAGCGATCAACTTCCGCTTGGGAGATGATACAGCGGACGCACCGATCACAGCGTCAACCGTAAGTGTCACTGACGATGCTTACGGCGCTGGGTGGAATGGTTCAACTCAAGTACCTACCAAGAATGCGGTCTACGATAAGATCGAATCTCTTGTAATCGGTGGTGGTGGTGGCTATGCGACCATCGAAGACGAAGGGACTGCGCTGACTCAGAGAACGGTACTCAACTTCGTTGGTTCTGGTGTCACGGTGACAGACGGTGGTACTGAAACGGTGGTAACGATTCCTGGTGGTGGTAGTGGTGGACTGTCTCGATACACAGCAATCGCGTTAGGGTGGTAGCAAATGAAAATCCTGAACAGTTCCAGCTATACTTTCTCAGCATCCGGCAAGACGGTTACGCTTGCGGCGTTCGCAACCATTGGTCTTGGTCGTATACTTCTAATCAACAACGCGACTCGCGGCGTGGTGATCTTTGATCCATCGCAAACGACTACCAAGGGTACGCTTGCAGGATCAACGCTTACTCTCGACTTCGATACAACAAGTCACGCTGATACCGATCAACTGTCGATCTTCTACGAGGACGCAAATGATCTAGCTGTCGCAGACAGCGAAGGACGGAACACTCTATCGCGTATTCTGCAGATGCTCATGGCTCCGCTCGGCTATGACAAGTCACAGCAACGACAGCGGGTTACAGGGGTAATTGAAAGCGGAACAGTGACCACGGTAACAACGGTGAGTACGGTTACTACTTGCTCGACCGTTACTACTTGCTCAACAGTTACGAACCTATCGCAAATCGACACGCTTCAAGGTCGTATTCAAGTCTACGGCGCGAACCTATCGGCGTGGTCCGACTGCGTCCGAAGTCGCATTACCTAAAGGAAAATCATGGCGAATACGTTTAAGAAAGTTATCGACCGATTGATGTGGGTGCAGGTTCCACCTTCGCCTAATGCTCATGCCGCTGCAACGTCAATGTGTTCCGACTTGCGTTCGGATATTTCACGCAATCCATTTGTTTATCACTTGGTAGGTAGTGCAACATTGAATCGCTACAACATTGTCACGAAAGGATGGTCCTTTGCGGTAGCTCCGTCTCTGGCTGGTACTTTTGGTGCAGGTTCGGCGTCGGCTTTTGCGCCTTCTCTTGGGCTTGTTGGTACGATTGCTGCCGGTGCGACGACGACTTCTGTCACGCTTTCGACTGCGCTGCCTACTGCTGTCGGATTGAACATGCTGGCGAATCGTGGCGGTTCTGGCGAGTACGGGTTCAAGCTGCGAATTATCGATACCACGGCAGGGAAAACTGCTGAGAGATACATTACCGGCAATACTGCTGGAACGACGCCCACGATCAACGTCCTATCCTCTTTCGGTTTCACTCCGTCGACAGGTTCTCGATACGAAATCATTGGTGGTCGCGTATTCATGCTTGGTGCTGGTACGGTTGCAGCAAATATCTGGAGATCGTTTGAAGTAGCAAGCAACACGCTTTCAACTGGGCTTTCGACGACCAACCTTCCTGCAACGATAGCGACCGACTCAGATATCATGGTTCTTGATGAGCAGTACACTCCGTATGATTGCTCGCCTGGGGACGGTTTAATCAAAGGGGCGTACAACTACGATACGGGCCTAGTGTCTCGCTATGCTCTTGCTGCGACTGCTTCCGGTGCGTCTAGCTTGACGGGTCAAGCAACTTTAGGCGATGCTGTTGTTGCTGCAAACGAATACCGAAACTTTCAGATTCGCATTGTTGAAGATGCGACGACGCCTGGATCAGTTGGTCAGCGAAGAATCATCGCATCGCACACCGCTGGTCCGTCTGCTGTTTACACTCTTGGTACTGCGTGGACAACTCAGCCCTCGTCGTCGGCAAAGTATGTTATCGAGTTACCAAACTTGATTCTCATGCGGTCTTCCGCGACTTCGACCGTTTACACTTACAACTATGGCGATGCGACAGTCAACAACGGAACGAACAGCATAACTTCTGGGTCTTGGTCAACGACGTACTTCGGCGCGGCTCCCGCTGCTGGTGCGGCCTCTGGAATGTGGCTACCGTCTTGGGGCATTCGGCCTGACGCTGCGAGGAATGCTCGGCAATCGTTTTGCTACTTCTTCCGTGGAGGTGCGGCGACTCTTGACGTTCTCGACATTGCTGGCGGAACAACTGGATCATGGACTGGTGCTATCACTTACGATGGTTCCCCTGGTGCGTTTCCGGCAACAGGATCATGTGGGGCATATTCACCATTCGAGAATGAAGGTCGAATGTTCTACCTGAATTTGTACGTTGCCTCGGCAGTCAATCAAATGTTCCGATTCGATGTTCAGAATCGCGTCCTTTCTCCGTTCACTCCGACCGATTTCTTGCAGTCTGGAACAGCATCGCTTGGGAAACGGATTGCATGTTATGCCGCGCTCGATGGCACGGACACCTATGATGTTGTGTTGCTGAACTCACATCTTTCTACTGTCTGTCAAGAAATGGTGGTGCTGGTATGACGATTGACGATCTTATTATGCTGGTATCAAACAAGTTGACCGCGCTTAACTCGATGCTTGCTACGGCGACGATCAATGGCGACATTGCTGAAGTTGTTCGCTTGCAAAGCGATATCGAAAACACGACCATGACTCTTACTCAACTGAGGACGCTGCAATGATTGACCTAACCAAGCTCACGCAAGAACAGCGTTGGGGACTTGCGTATGCGAACAAGCTAGCCAACGAAGCAACTGCCTTGAGTGGCGATCAAGAGAATCCTGTTCCTGCGCTGACCGATGGGCAGTATGCTGAAAAGGTGTTTCGTGCTGCATGCGATTCGTATTATGCGAACCTTATTGCATTCAAGAAAAAGTTGGCGATGGAAGTCGTTGATTCGCTCTCACCCGCGCAACAAGATGCGTTGCTGGCTCAACTCAATGTTCCTGACGTCCTTCCTGCAAATTAACTATGAACCTTGAAATTACCCAACAAGAGCAACAGCAACTTCTTGCTTGCATCGAATCGGCGATCAAGTCTGCTCCAAGTAGCTTGCAAGCGGCGGCGTTGCTTCTTCCTCTTGCTCAACGCATTAGCGAACTAAGGGAACAAGATGCCAGCGACTCAGACGGTTGAATTTTTTGCAGCACCAGGGCAAACAGTCGTTGCGAAGCTTTTTGCTCCCGCTAGCGATACCGAAATAGCGTCCGTTACTGCCACCGAAGCGACGAATCGCAAGGGTGTGTATCAAGCAATTTATACGGATGTTCCGGCTGCAACATATCGCATTCTTGCGTTGGTTGGTTCTATTCCTGTTGCTTCGTGGTGGGTCGATTTGCTGCTTTCAACCGCAACGTTTCAGAGCTACGAGATACCTGCAAGCGTCGTAACTTCAGGTGTTTACAGTGCTATGCCAAGCGCTGGGTGGCCTAACGGATCTTTTGGTGATCGACTTCTCGTCACTGCGACAAACCAAAGAACTGTGTCGGTAACTGGTGCGAATCATATTGCTGCAGACGTTCACGAGCTCCAGCCTGGGGTAATCACTGATGCTGATTTTGCTGTAGGTTCTACTTATGCAAAACTAAGCAGTATGATTGAAGACAACGGATCTGGGCAGTTCAGGTTCGACACGATCGCATTGTCTATGGGTGCTGGTGGAGGTGGTGGAACAGTAAATATCGTAGTTGAAGACAGAAGCATAACCTTGGAGTAATCATGTCTCGAATCATTCGTAAAGTATTCAAGGTTGACGGTGTACCTACAAATGTCACCAGCGCGCTTCTTTCTGACCCGACTGGTACGTACGGTGTAAAAAGAAACGACACAAACGCGGTTGTTGTTGCGGACGGTACGGCAATGACAGCCGTTTCCACTGGGACGTATCAGTATGAACTGAACGATGTTGTAGGAGTAAGCTACACAGCCTATGTGGAGTTTGTTTACGATGGAGCGACCTATCATTTTGAGTTGGATTTAGCCGCAAGAACCAATCCTGTAAGTGGTCCGGTAAGCTACTCAAGTCTCGTAGATCGCGTAGGCCACTACCTTTTCGGCGCAGAAGCCGGTGCGTCGTTTTCATCGGATCAGCTCACAAGGATAAATTATTGCATTCATGATGGTCTTTACCGAGTGTACTCTGCTCATGAGTGGTCCTTTTTCAGACCACTGGCAGACGTCACAACCACCGCTCCGTACGCAACCGGGACGATCACTGTCGCTTCCGGCGTTGTGACTCTGGTTGGCGGAACATTCCCGACGTGGGCTGCAAGCGGCGTATTGATGGTCAATAACAAGTATTATTCTGTGGCAAGCAGGCAAAGCGGATCCCAAATAACTCTTGACGACACGTCCGTTGCTGTTGCCGCGGCGTCTAGCTACAAGTTGGCAAGACCTGAAATTCAGATGGACACATCGTTCGACTCTGTGGCAAACGACGCCAATTTGACTTACTACCCAAGCCCGGATCAGTGGTTTCCGTCTGTTGAAAGACGGCACGACGCGACCATTCGGAAGCTCGAAGCCGGAAATCCAGAATTTGGACGCCCGTGTTTTTATTCCGTTAGGATGGACAGGTTTGACCCCACGATAGGGAGCAGGAAATCGCTTGCTTTTTACCCTGCCCCGGATGCGGCTTATGCTCTTCGAGTTCCAATGATTTTGCGGCCAGTTGACATAAACGAGTCGAATCAATTCCCAATTGGAGCGGAAATGCTCAGTCAGGTCATCCTGGAGGCGTGTTTAGCCTCTGCGGAGCATAATTACGAGGAAAGGGAGCATGTTCACGAAAAGCGTTTCCTGGAGCTAATTGCCCTGGCGATCAGAAATGACGAAGATCGCTCGAGCCCGACCAGTTTAGGTCCAGACTCTCCTCGAGGAATGCATGGAAAATTTGGCGTTTTCGATTATGATTACAGAATCCGAGAACAGCGGATAGGAAGATTGACAATTGACGGAGAAGCAATGTGACAACCGCACGATACAGCAATTCAATTGAAACCGTGGCAGTTGGTGCTACGGTTGGCGCAAGCGATCCGATTATTTACGGGGACTTTGACAAGGGGACGGTCTACGTTCCGTCTGGGTCCACGATTATGACATTGACTTGGCACTCAAGTTTATCTGCCACTGGAACATACCTTCCGGCGAGAAGCGAAGCCAACGTTGCGATTACTACAGCCGTGGTTGCTGGTCAGTCGTATCCGATTCCAGTTGCGTTGTCTGGTTCGCGTTTTTTGAAAATTACTGGCGATGCCGCTGGCGTTGTTGGGGTCACATTGAAGGATTAGTTTAGTCACTCGAAGGAGAAATTATGTCGGCTCACATGGTTTTGAATGAATTGCTTCGCGCTTTCTCGAATAATGGTCCAGGTTCGGTGCCGTTGGTTGCTTCGGCAAATGGAACAAGGATTCCCGAGGAAAGTTTGGTTCAGATTGTTATTCCGACCTGGGGCAATGTGAACAACATTCTCATCCTCCCAAGTCCTGTTCCAGGAAGGGTCGTAATTGTTGCAGGGGCTGCGACTGGGGGTGAGTTGCGAACAACTTCCCCTACGACCATCGCGATCAATGGAGGAACTGGTGCTGCTGCTGAATCTGCAGTAGCTGCCAACATGATGGCGATCTTGATTTGCGAATCCGCAACTTCGTGGAAGGGTTTCACGCTCGCTGCGGCTGGTACCGTTGCGGCACTTGAAGTAGCGGCTCCGTAAGTGACGATATGGCAAACAATGAAATACTGTTCCCTTCGGGTGTTAATCGTCGCCTGTCCTTTCGTCAGGAAGTTGGCAGGCGTGATCGGTATTTCAGTCCTTGGGCTGTAAACTGCCGGATTGAAGACTTTCAGGGTCGCCTTCGAGGTGGTTCCTGGTCTCAGTCAGGCGCTCCGTCAGTTGCTGCAACTCAAAGCAAGTATTTGACTGATAGCTCTGGAAGCTACATTACCGACTCGAGTGGTAATCGCATTGTGGTTAGCACTGGAGAATCTGCTGCTCACAGTGGCGGTGTGGTTTATGTGGATCCTGGGTCCAGCGCTCCGGCTAGTCATTCCGCTCAATGCATTTACAGAGATCGATTTTTAAGACCAAGTGGTAATCTTATTTTTGCCAGTCGGCAGGGTAATTACACAGACTGGTCACTGAAGTCGGATGTTAGCGATGTCATGCGTCCTTTTGTTATTCAGCTTTCCGAAGCTGGAGAGATTGGCGCCAATGTCGTATCGTTAGTTCCACACAAGGATGCTTTTTTGCTAGCCGCAACAAGCAGTTCGTTGTGGTCTATTCAGGGTGATCCTGCAGAAAGTGGAACCCTGACTAACATTTCTCGGGAAGTTGGGATGGTTGGTCCGAAAGCTTGGTGTCGCGATCACCTTGATCGCTATTACTTTCTTTCGTCTTACGGGCTTTATACGGTGTCTGCTTCTGGTCAGGGACTCCAGGCTTTATCAGAAGACATTATTCCGGAGCATTTGACTGGCGTCACAGACGCAGGGACTGTTTTGGATTACGACCACGAGTCGAAGGCTGTCTATATTCATATACCTTCAGCTTCTGTTTCGTGGATGTTTGATATCGAGCGACAGGGGTTTTGGCCTTTCAAATCTGGTCACTCGGGATCTTATATTGCCATTGGTCCGATGCGTCTCGGCGATGGGAATAGTTATGGCAGGGTAATTCAACTGCACGGTATAATCGCTTCAGGGAGTGTAAACGTCACATGGAGGATCATGGTCGCCGATACTGCCGAGCAGGTTAGTATCAACGCGAAATCAGCCATTGAGACCCTTATTTCTGGTGGTTCTCCGGCAAATGTTCACAGTAGCGGCGTTTGGACTGCTGGTGTTAATCACCGATGCTATCCAAGAGCCAGAGGTAAATACATGATCCTTCTTGTGTCGGCTGCTAGTGGCAACTGGGCATGGGAGGGAGCTAACGCGGTAACGATGCCTTCAGGGGCATGGAGGTAAATTGTGCCTGACGTATCTTTTTCAGATTGGGTTGCTTCACTAGCGGCTGATACGCTTACGGGTCCAGAGAAGTTGCCATTGCTGGACGGGGCAACATCACGTCATGCAACAGCTGCTTTGTTGGCTGCTTTCGCTGTGGATCAGTTGCATCAAGCTGCTGTGATTACAACTGTAAACGATGCCGACGAATTGAACGTATTTCAGTCGGATATCGAGAAGATCATTACGGCGCAGAACTTCTTCAATTGGGTTATTGACAAGCTTGAGGCTCTTCCTACTGAAACCACGATTGTCGATGGTGATAAGTTGGTTTTCAGTGACGGAGGTGTGCTAAAGCAGATTGACATCGCCACCGTAAGGACTTTTCTTAACTCAACCGATGTGGCTCTCGGGGCGCAGATCGCAGCGTTGACTTCGGCTACATTGGCTGACAGTGATCAATACGTTTTGGCTCAAGGTTCAACGGCGCTCAAGACAACGTTCACGGCTATTGCTGCTCGGGTTCATTCGCAGTTTTTGGCTTATACTGCAAGTCTTCCGTCTGTTGTTGCATTAGACAACTCAGATACCTTTTACGTAAACGATGGTGGTATTGCCAGTAAAATCACAGCATCAACTATTGGGACGTATATTCAAAATGAAGTAGGGGCAGCTATTGCCGCGGCTCCTTGGTCTAGTTATTCAGCGCTGGGTGCTGCGGCGAATGCCACGGACGTGTTTTTGCTACAGCGTAGCGCTACTGGCAGGACAGCCACTGGTGCCAATGTCGCAACTTACGTAGTTGGAACGCAAAATAGCGCCGCTTCGTCTGGTGCCACTGTAGCTGGCGATAGCTTTTTGATATTCCGCTCTGGGACACAGTACAAAACTGATGTTGGTTCTCTGTCGACGTATGTCTTGGCTTCTGCTTGGTCAGCAGCTAGCGGAAGCCCTGTTGTAACAGGTGACAAGATCGCTATTGGTCGATCAGGAACTACATACAGTGTTACTGTCGACCAGTTGAAGACGTATGTTCAAACTGGAGTGCAGAGTAGTGTTCTTGATTTAACTGGACTCTCCTCGGCAGTATTGGCTTCAGGATCGCTTTTGTTGATTGGTGATGGAACTACACCGAAAAAATCAACTCTTGCTGATTTTGAGACGCAGTTGTGGACTGACTACAAGTCTTACGTGACAAATTTGTCTTCTGTGGTAACACTTGCCAATGCCGATACTTTTTATGTCATCCAAAGTAATACGGCAAAGAAGATAGCGAGCTCGGATATTGCCGCGTACGCCGAGACAGCTATGTGGAGCAAGTCGGTTATAACCCCAGCTGCTGGTGACAATTTCTGGATGCGGAGAGGCACTACGAGTTATCGTGTTGATATTGGAGCACTTGCAAGCTACTTAAGCACTGCTGTAGCCGGATCTATCAACATATCAACTCTTACAGCAGCCACTCTTGGTGTGTTGTCGGATAACGATCTTTTTATTATCGACGACGGAGCTGTAAACAACAATAAGAAGCTGACACTTGGAAACTTGAAGTCGCATGTTTTCTCGTCGCTATCTACATACGTTACCGGGCTAACTGCTGCTGGATCTGTGGCAGGAACAGAGGAATTGTATTCTCTGAATACAGGATCACCTCAGAAAATCACTGTTAGCACGCTGTGGAACCAGAGGTATCTCACCGACGCCAAGGCTATCAAGCTTGATGACTTTGCGACTCCAGACGATAACACAGATTTGGATGCAACATCGTCAGCGCATGGTTTAATGCCTAAGCTAAGCAACAACGCAAGGCTGTTTTATCGTGGCGATGGAGTTCAGGCTACATACGCTAGCGTCACTGCAACGCCAACGGCTGCTACGGGAGCTACGGCAGCGGATGCCGCCGCACTGGCATCAACCAACACGACGTTCATTACGTCGGACAGTACCCTTAAGGGGGTAAAGCTGCCAACTGGGAATGCTGGAGACATCATGGATGTGATCAACACTACTGCTGTTTCTGCAAAGCTGTATCCAGCGACTGGTGGTTTTATGAATAATCAGTCAGCAAACTTGGGTGTTGTAATTCCAGCAAGCCGTGGTGTCAGGTGTTTTTGTTCAGCAACGAACACATGGACTGTTTTTGAAATGTACTCCAAGGCAGCAAACGCTTCGTAGTAAAGGGCTATATCTGTGTCGCATGAAAACTCAAATGAGTTCTCCGTTGTTCCTGGTATAAGTTCCGAGCAAGAGAAGTTTTGGCTTCCTCCGGTCGTAAACCCATTTATGGAGCTTGGGCCGTGGTGGGCTACTCAAACTGTTACTGACGTTCCAGAAAACATAATGGGGTGGCTGGTTGCTCAGGGGTTTGAGGTAACAAACATCCGGCAGGATACTACAACAAAGCCTCCTACTAATTACTTCTCAGTTAAGAAGGAGGGCTTGAGGCCGCAAGAGGTGCTGAGAGCTCTGTGTAACTCGTACACCCGAGCAGCCAATGAGGCGAGAGGAGCAAATCAGTACAGGTATAACGAGGTTCTCGAGGGGATGAACTTGATGGTTGACAGCTCGAACGTGCAGTTCGATGCTCAAACCAAAGAGCAGAACGCGCAGTCTGGCGTTTACTTGGCAGACCTTGATGATTACATGACCGAAGTAGAGACAATGATCTCGGAGAACCAGTCCCAGATTGTTGCCGACGCCTTGGAGGCAAAAACTGCTTTAGGTCAAATGTTGACTCGATTGAGTGATCTTGAAACAAACGCCACAAACAACGCCACCGAAATAAAGGCATTGTTCGCTGAGCAAGAAACGAATCTGGCTGATTTCCTGAGTAGGTACGAAAGCAAGTTAGCGGAGCTCGATCAGAACTTTGCATCGTACTTGGCAGATGTTTTGTCTCAAATATCGTCGCTTGGAAATGTTCTGGATTCGCACATTTCCGACTACAGCCAGCAGTTTTCCGTATTGGCGTCCAACTACACAGCTCACGCTTCCGACATCGCGTCACAGATGAGTAAGGTTCAGGTCAACGTAAACACGTATGTCGCTGATGTAGCCAGTATTTTGTTGCTTTTAGAGTCGGATTACACAAAGGTCGAGATTGATCTCAATCTAATCAAAAGCACTGCCGGAACTTTATCGTCGACTCACGCTAGCGACTACACGTCTGTTCTTGGCGCTCTGTCTAGCGACTATTTTAGCCATGCCGAGATAGCGCGAAACTTTCTGGTCAACCTCGGAAGCACTGAGTTAGCTCGTATAAACGAGCAGTTTGCATCTAACCTGTCAATTCAGATGCAGCAGCTTGTAAGTAGAGGTCTGTCGTCGTCCGCTATAGTGGCTGATGTCACCGCCAGGAATCAGAGAGATCGAGACGAGCAAATTCAATTGCTGAATGATCGGCTAAATCGCGAGAAGCTTGACAATCAGCACAGACTGTATGAGCAGCAGGCAGCAATGAGGGCTAGGACTCTCGATGGGAAGGATCGCCTTCACAATGTCCAGCAGGAGGTTCTTCGGTATCAAGCGTCTCTCATTAGCAGCACATTTGCACTGCTGAATGATGTCCGGAATAGGGTGCTGGCTGGGAAGCAAGCGATCTTTTCGGCTAATGACGCAAACCAAAAGTACAGCATTGAAGTCAGTTCGAACATGTATGGAAAGCTGCAGGAGATTAGGCAGCGAACGATTGACTCCGTAGATCGCATTTACCAACTCCGTGACATTTTTGCGAAGTGGAAAGAGGAAGATACGGTTCGTAGGTATGAGCAGATCCAGAAGATCGAGGCTCAGTTTCTTGAAGGCATTCAGCGGCAGAACGCTGAAAAGCAGGATATTATCAAGACGCAAATACCAGAAAGGAACAATCTCCTTACGCAATTGCAAAATGCTCTTACTGCATTGATGTCTGGCAAGGAGAGGTACGCAACTCTGTTAATGCAGAACGCAAGCACGCTTGCTGAGCACAAACACAGAGCCATTGTCGAGCTGATGAACTCGTCTGTGCAAAGACTTGAAGGCTGGAAGTCTATTGCCGATCAGAATATGAAGTTGATGATGTACCAGCTTGATGAGCGGAATAAGCTTCTGGTTGGCGTGTACGCATTTGTCGAACGCCGAGAGGATGTTGCTCCTGAATGGAAAGACATGTCTCAGATGATTGCTGGTCTCGGTGATAGCGGTGGTGGATGGTTGACTCCAAACTAGGTGAGCGATGTTTCGAAAAAGACGCAGACCCACACCAGAGTTCAAGGTTCCCTCGCCGTTTAACGCGATGCGAGGGGGCCATGATGACTTGCAGCTTTTTGGCGAGTTTCCGTATTGTGCGCTGATGCAGATTGCTCGCGAGGACATATACGAAAACCATGTTGTTTGCCGTGGATTCGACCCAAGAATCTTGAAATTTGTCGACTACGCAGAGAACAGCGCCGACAATCCAGGAATATCCGTAGCTAAGCCTTACGGATGCAGGGTGACATCTGGAGGCGCTAAGAGATACAGAGTTGGCGAAATCTTTATGGCTGTTTTGCCAACCCAAGGTATAGCTGATATAGACGTTCACTACGTCCCTCCATCGCCTGTTGAGATTGAGTGGCGTCTTGGTCAAAACCCAGGTGTTGTTTCTGGAGCAAACTACGGTGGGCAGCCAAAGTGCTTGAGTAACGAGATCAACATCCTTTACGACCACAACGACATAGTGATCAACTGGATGCTGGTTCATGGCGAAGCAAAGATTTTTCGTTTTCAGTCAACAGAAGCTTTAACTGGAACATCCTGTCAGGCGTGTGTTCGTCAGATGTCTGGTTACTGGCCTCATACCGCAACAATCTATGATCCGCAGGGAGTGTATCTGGGGATGCTAGCTGGAACAAAGGGTTTGGTGATGTTTCAGGAGGGCAAGTATTACATCATCGATGCGAAGTGCGATCCGGACACGTTGGAAGCCTGCGAATGCACGGCTGTTGGCGACGACTGCGAATGCGTAACTGAAGAGTAGGAATCAAGGCACATGGCGTGGAAAAAATGTTGCTGCGGAAACTGCTTGATCTACAATGACGATTTCAATCGACCTGCTGAAAACCGTCTTAATGGTTCTTGGTGCGAAAGACCTGGAAGCTGGAGGATTGAGCCTGCTGAGAGCAAGGCAGCTTCTATCACTCCTGGCGCGCCTGCTATGGTTAGTATTCCGCATCCGTCACCAGATGGGTCAATGATCGTTCAGTTTTTCATAACCTACAACCAGCTTGAGTACCCGCCTTCCGAGGGTGATCCGTTTCTTCCTATACCACCTGCCAGTGGGCAGAGGTGGAGGATAATCCTTAATTCTCAGAAGCAAGACGTGACTGAGGTTATTGATGGTGTTTCTGAGACATACTGCTCTCCGATGAGCTATTACTACGCCGAGGCAGAGCTCACTAGCAGTACGACGTACACAATGAGGCTTGGGATGTCTGCGTGGAGCGCAGGAACTAGAACTGAAACAGAGTTGAAAAGCAGGGTGTATACCTACGATCCGCTGACTGAAAACCCTCCATTCGGAGCATGGATGACAGCAAGGATCTCAGATGGCGAGTTTTGCGTAAACCTTGGTTTGATGTACGAGAGTTGCGGAAGCGTGGATTTTGCTGAAGACCCAGAAGAGAAGGGGTTGGTGTGGCTGTCAGTGACGCATCCAGGTTTGTTCACCAACGGCTACTATTGCGGAATGCAAATGAGTCAAGCCGACATGTACGTTACTCAGTTTTCGTTCAGGGAGCATTTCAAGACGCTTGTTGATTCTCCTTCGGTTCGAAACGCATGCCCTGAGGTGACAGAAAATCCTAGATGTGACTACTGTTTCTGCACATGCGGAAACGAAGTAACCGGAGATGTTGAGATACTTCCAGATATTATCAACTACAGGATTCGTCCAGCAGACTCGAGCTACAACTGTTCATTCGTTAGTTATCTGAACGATTGGCATTGCTATGGTCAACTAGTCTTGGATTCCGAAAACGCTAGGTGGATCCAGGTTCCTATAGACGGCAAGAACAGGAAGGTTTGTTGTTACAGGGAAGACAATCCGGTACCGCAGGAATTTATAATATCCTTCCACTGTCCAGCTGTCTTTCAAGACGATCCTGATAAATGCCCAAGGTGGTATTTGAAGGTATCGGGTGGTGGCGTTTGGCCTCCTCCTGTTGGAGACAAGCCTGGGGTTGTTGGTGGATGCTGTTTGGTTGGTGGTATTATCCAGGGGAGCATTGAGGAGTGCATAATACCCGACACTGTTTGTAATTGGGAGCGAGCTGGAAGCAATGGAACCTGCAGGAGTTGGACTTTTTGCTATCCGTCTGCTGGTTGCAGTTGCCCTAAACTTCCAGACGAACCAGACCCTCCTCCGCAGCCTCCCGATGCGCCGCCACCTCCTCCGCCTGTTATTTGTACTATTTGTGTCGATATTTGGTGGTGACAAATGAATGCAGTGTGGACGTGTAATGTTTGCGGCTACGTGTCTTACGATCGGGAGTTAAACTTTCCGACGATTTGTCCTTCGTGCAAGCTTATCTATTCATCGAGCGATCAGGTATTTGATCCTTCACATCGCAATAATGACCCGTACAACAAGATTCATGCTGCTAGGCTAATGCAGAAAGAGCTTGTTGACAGAAGGTCGAAGTGGTCGGAAAGTCCAGTTGAGACGGGTCGTGCAGCGTGGCTAGCGCTTCATTCCCATGATGGTTGCGATCCTGGGTTTCTCAGGGAGTGGGAAAAGACAATCCCATCGTCGTCGTGCGGGTGCAAGGAGTCGTATAACGTCTACAAGGCTGAAGACCGTCCAGACTTCTCCAGTCCTATGGCGTTCTTTTTGTGGGGTTGCAGAATACACAATCGAGTTAACGCTAAACTTGGGAAACCCAAGCTGCCACTGTGGTCTGCAATTGAGCAATGGAAGCCTGTTCAGCCTGGGGTAAGTGATCTCGTTGTGGTCACGTCTCTTTCTCCTCTACCAAAGCATTTAGAGGTTCAGGATGAAAGCCTAAGGTCGTGGAAGGCGATGGGGTTCACTGTAATTTCCGGTAACACAGCAGAAGAAATACCATCTCTTCGAGATTTGTACGACGTCGACTTCTTCGAGGTGAAGCCTTCGTCAAGTTTCGATCGTCCGTGCCCTAGAGTTTACGATCTGATGCAGCTTGGTGGCGATCGACCAATGCTTATGATCAATTCTGACATAGCCATCTACGGCGATCAGCGAGTGTTCACTAGTGCGATTGAAAACAGGGAGAGCATAGTAGGTGTAAGACATAATTGGACTGAGTTGATCGGTAATGCAAAGGTCGAAAACTGGGGGCTTGATGCGTTTCTGATTTATCCAGAGCAAGTCGAGACGTTCCCGGATCTCGATTTTGCGATCGGACAGACAATGTGGGATTACTGGATTCCTTATCACCTAGAAATGATCAATGCCAAGATAAAGTGGGTGGGTGAGCCTATTTTCTTTCATAGGCTTCACCCTGTTCACTGGGAGGCAACATCCGTGTCAGTTGGCCAGAATATGATTGCATCGCATTACAACGATAGTGTTGACTGGGAGAGGTGGAGGAGATCGCGACCTTTTTCGGACTCCATGATGCATCTTTTGAATGTTGTTTCTCCAGGAAAGTAGGCGTTTTAAGCAATGGCAAGATCAGTCGAGCAAATCGCTGCAATCAAAAAACGCATAGATGATTTCGGTTGGTGGTACCACAAGATCGATCTTGGTGATGGCATTGTTACTCCCGGTCGTGATTGGGATCCGTTATGGGATAATGCAAGGTCAGTATTGGACAAAATTGACTTCGCAGGCAAGATCGTTTGCGATATCGGTGCTTGGGATGGGATGTGGTCGTTCGAGGCCGAGTCAAGGGGTGCCAGGACTGTTGTCTCTACTGATGTGACCTACAGGTTTTATGAGCGACTGCTTTGGTTGAGAGAGCAAAAGCAGTCGAAGATAATCCCGTTTTTCAATGTTGGTCCGTACGATCTTTTCGATCGACTGGATATCTTCCTCCAGGAATCCTACGGAGACGAAAAGCCGTTTGACAGGCTGTTCGACATAGTTATTCACTTTGGTGTGCTGTACCACCTTCAAGATCCAATGAGATCTCTGGCGCAAGCTAGGTCGATTGTAAAAACAGGAGGGTTGGTGGTGATCGAAACACCAATACTTCCTGGTGAAACAGAATCGGTGATGAAATACAATGGAAATCATCGGCAAAGGCTATATCCGGATTTGACTACGTGGTGGGTTCCTTCACTGCCTTGCCTCAAGGAGATGTGCGAAGCAGCGATGCTTGAGCTTACAGATCAGTATTCAATTATGGATGCAAAGTTGCCAAGGTACTGCGTAGTCGCCAAGGCTGTTGACGGAAGCGACATGGATAGGGAGTTTCTTAGGGAAGTCCTAAGAAACGAACACAATCCATCTTTGCAGGTTCCATCGAAGGCTCATTTTGTTTAGATAACCTTCACTTTAACGGAGTTTAGCAATGGGATGGAGTCTTCGGAAGCTAAGTAAAAACGTCATCGAGATGCGTATTGATTTGGTTCGGAATTTCGACTGGGAGCAATGGGTTTTGCTCCGATCAGATGTGCATCATGACAATCCAAAATGCAATCAGGCTCTCGAGAAAAAGCATCTCGATGAGGCTTTAGAGTATGACGCACCGATCATTGACAACGGCGACTTATTCTGCGCGATGCAGGGCAAGTGGGACAAAAGAGCAGACAAGAACTCGCTCAGAGATGAGCATCAAGGCAATAACTACTTTGACTTACTTGTTGACACAGCCGCGGAGTTCTACAAACCATACGTCTCTCAATGGGCTGTTTTGGGTCGAGGGAATCACGAAACCGCCATAACCTCCAGGCATGAGACGGACCTGACCGATCGCTTGGCGGCAAAACTCAGGTCGTTTGGGTCGAATGTGGAATCCAGCGGATATGGTGGCTGGGTGATATTTCGATTTATAGATCACAATCAGGCTGGTGGATCAGCAGCGCAAAAAGACCAAAAGATGCTTTATCACTACCATGGCACGGGTGGTGGCGGTTTCGTGACCAGGGGCGTGATCCAAACTAACCGGATCGCCGTATTTACTCCAGACGCGGATATTGTCCTTACTGGTCACACCCACGACGAGTGGTGCGTGACAATTCCTCGCCAGAGGTGCTCAGCGAGGGGTGTTTTGTACCACGATGAGCAGCTGCACGTCCGGGCTCCAGGCTACAAGGACGCCTGGGGTGAAGGAGCATCAGGGTGGGAAGTCGAGAAGATGCTTGGACCTAAAGCCCTAGGTAGCGCTTGGTTGCGATTTACGTGGAATCACAAGCACGACCGAGTATTGGTTGATTCCATGAGGTGCAAATAATGCGTTGCAGACTTCGAGGCAAATACTGGACCATCGTCAGAGTTAGATTAGACCGGAAACTGGACGGATTGTGCAACGCGGATAATCGCACCATAACCGTCCGTCCGTCTTTGACGGGTGAGCGAGAATTGGAGGTTTTTGTCCATGAAATGCTGCACGCATGTCATTGGGATTTGAGCGAGGAGACCATAACCGAGACCGCTCAGGATCTCGCTAGGGTCTTATTTCGGCTTGGATATCGCAAGGAAGACTAAAACTAGCCTATTCGATCGCCCATAACTGTCGATTTTGGTGTCAAATAAACTAAAATCACGTTTTCACAGACAAAAAATAGCAATAATTATTAAGCTAGATACAGCAATTTAGATAAAGGGATTAGGTCACATGGGAATCGTACTACGACACGACGCAGCTGGCATTCCTCTCGGGAGGGACAAAGACGGTCAAAAGTATGGGCAAATGCTGGTGGCGCAGCAGCGTAAGTACGATCTCGAGCAGATGCAGTCGGATCGCGATAATCAGTACAGGATGGGTCAGATAGGAGCAATGCGTAACTACAACGCAGCGCCGTCGATCGGTGAAGACGACGCAATGATTGAGCAGGAAATTCGCAGCGGAATGTATGATCCAGATGTTGTCAAATCGTTACGGGATGATCAGCGTGCGATGAGGCTGATAATGCGAGACAAGGACATCGATGGCACTCAGCGAGCTCAAGCCTTGGATAACTTGCGGTCTCGCATGCGAATGCAGAGATCGACTGGTAAAGTTCAGCCTATGATGCAGCAGATGCCTCCTGCGGCAGTGCAAGGGAAGCCGCCCATGACAGAGGCAGACTATTTTAGCGATCCGAAGAACTACGGCGATGCGTATGCAGCCGCGCAGGCTAGATTGCAAGAAGGAGGATCCCCTGTTACTCCAGACAACATTCACGCTCAAATGCACAACGATTATTTGGCAAAGCAGAAGTTCCTGGAGGGATTGAAGCAGCCGCAAGAGCAGGCGTCACCACAGCAATCCGTTCCGCCTGCCGGCGGTTCGCAATCACAAGTTGGTTATCGTATTCAAGGACAGGGACCGGTGGATCCAAAAGGCGTAAATATGGTACTGTCATCTTATCCTCCGCAGTACGTTCTTAACGACGGTACACAAGTTGATTCCGTGTGGAAAAACGGGCGGTGGGCTCCTGATGTAGACCAGACCGGACCTCGATCTCAATTACTAAGTGGTAATCAGCAGCCGGCAAGCCCTGCCATGCAAGGTCAGGCGACTGCCTCGGTTCCTGGCGGTTCGCAGTGGATGTCTTTTGGTGGAGAAAGGGTTTTTGGCGTTGACCCAGTTCTTGCAACCCCGTTGCCTGCTTCTTCAGCTCAATCTCCAGAGTTGGCGAATGCTCCATCTGGCGTAAGGCCAGCTCCTAATGGATCGATTTATGGCGACCAAGGGCAATACCTTGGCAATACTGACTTGTATAACCAAGCTGGCGCAAACTATATTCGTCAGCAAGCGTCTCCTCAGGTCGCCCAGTCACAGCCATCACCAAGGAAGTGGACCAGCGCGGATGGTAAGTACAGCACCGATGGTGAGTTTTTAGGAGTTTCAAATCCGACTGATGGTGGCGAGCCAATGGTCAAAATTAAAAAGACCGACGGGAATGTTGTGGATGTTCCGTGGAGTAAACTTAGCGATCAAGACAGGATGTTTGCGTCCGCTGGTGGAAACCGCGACACCGTGTACGACCTTCAAAACCGCGGTAGGACTCCAGGAACGAATTTCATGGATCCGGAGAATCCAGTCTACAAGGAAATGCGATCTCCTCAGTCGCAACAGCAGCCTAACCAGGGTCAGTTCATGGGGAGGTATGGTTTAGGTGGTGTTGATTACGGAATCAACCAAAGCACTGGAAATCGCGTTACTGCATCTATTCGCCCTGGTGCTACGGCTGTTGAGTACGATGAGCCTGTTGGTCCTCCGGGGACAGCGATGGGAGGTCGCAGAGGTAGTGTGAGCTATACTGGTCGGAAGAAGACCGTCGCTTCCCAGAAGTCTCCAGGGGAAGCTACTCTGGAAGAGCAAGCGAGGTACAACGCATTGCCTGCATCTCCTCCGTCGTCGGCGTCCGGGACTGCGGCTGCATCGCCTCCTGCTGCTACAGTGACTCAGCCTTCACCGCCTCGCATAAGAAGGGACGACCCAAGGGTCAAGGAGGCATTAGCTATTGCAGGGAACCCAGACTCGGTAACAGCCGATCAGAGGAAGAGAGCGGCTTTTATTCTCGATGATGCTGGATACACGACAGAGGAAATAAAGGCCGAGATTGATTCGCAAGGAACGTCAAAACCGCGTCAAGAATCAGGCACTAAGGCACCTTTGGGACAGCCTGATTACGGCACTCTTCTGGATGCCCACGAGACCGTGCGTGTGGCAGCGAGGGGGGTAGGAAAGGACAGAAGGACGATCAAGCAGGTAGATGATGCCAAAGCGGTACTAAAGGCATCCGGATGGACGGACAAGGATATTCAATACTTGTACATGGGATTGGGCGATAAGAATCTGGATCCGCCAGTACGACCGCAGGGTGCTTGGCAAAATAGAATTTTTAAGCCAGTGGTTCCACAGGGAGAAGCAAGCCCTGCGACTTCTGCCGAAAACTCTGTAGCTCAGCCTCCATCCAGCAAGATGAGAACATGGACAAGCGTGGAAGGAAAGACATTTGATGGTGTGCTTGTCGAAGGCTCTTTGTCATCCTCGGCTAGTGATCCTGAAGATCAGCAAATGATTAAAGTACAGCGAAAGGATGGAGAGATTTTCAACATTCCTGTCAGTCGCCTTAGTGACGAAGACAAGGCGTATCTAGACGCTTTGTATAAGCTCGGCAATGCTGATAAATGGCTAAATCGGAAGGGTATCGGTGTTAGTACTGGCGAGGCTTACAAGTACGAAAAACCGTCTTCATCTAAAGACAGTGAGTCAGCTAAGTCTATGACTAAGCAAAAATACAAAACAAGGGTAAGCGAACAGCCAAAGGAGATGCAAATAAAACCTAATTCTTCGTCTATGGGAAGAGTGAAACGAACAAGCTAGTATTTGGCATCCTAAGGCAATCAGCAGTCGCGATAATAAAAAGGTTTTTAAATGAGTGATTTCCTAAAGATTTTCCGGGAAGTTCAGAAGCAGGGCAGAAGTGGAAGCCTTGAGCAGCCTATTTCATCGGACGGAAACGGCGGCGAGTCTCCTTTTGATTCTGTTTCTGCGGAGTACGAAGACCCAGAAGAAAAGGCCATCATCGAAAGCAGGATGAAGAACACTGGAAACAGTTTTCTTGACATGTATTCGCTTATGGAAAAGCAAAAAGAAGTCCAGGGCTTGCGGATCAAAAAATCCAATGCAGAGGGTGAGAAAAATCTTGCGAACAGAAACGAGTTCATGCGAGGACTCTACCGAGGCGCTGACACGCTCCAGGCAACTTATCAGGGCGGCTTGGGGATGCTCAGCTCCTTGGCGGGAGATGAAGTTGGGGCTCGGGAAAGGTTTAGGGCGTATCAGGATGAGATGCGGCAAGCGTCAGAGAATCCTCGCACCGAAATGGATCTATTCTCGACTGATGCGAAGACTGGTGCGTTCGGTAGTCTTAGCAACTTTGGGACGTATGCAGCTGGAACTCTCGGTGAAGCGGTCCCGTCATTGGCTGAGTCGGTGTTGTCGGGTATTGCTGGTGCTGCTCTTGGTGCCGCTATCATTCCAGCTCCAGATCCGGGAGATGTTGTAACGGTTCCTGTCGGAGCAGTAGGGGGTCTCATTGGGAAAGGTGCCATCAAGAAAGCTATTGCTAGCACGGCGGCTCAGTACGCCAAGCAGGGTGTGGCTGCTGATGCGGCAGAGCAGCTCGCTAAACAGTATGTTGGCAGAGAAGTTGCCAAGCGTGTCGGGGCTGTAGCAGCAAATACTGCCGTGACTGGGCTGCATGAAGGCGGCGGCATGTACGCGGAAGGTCTCCAGCAGGGCTACGATTCCCCAGGCACTGCGGCGGCTCTTGGTGTAGCGTCTGGTCTTTCGGAGTCTTTGCTTGGCGCCGCGCCGGGAGTCTTGAAGGCGTTTGCTGGAAGATCTGGTGTTGATGAAATAGCTCGGCAGAAAGGCGTCCGAGCTGCCGCTGGTTATTTGTGGGACATCGTCAAAGAGTCTGGACAGGAAGGCGTCCAGGAAGGATTCCAGGAGTTTCTCGGGTCTGTTAATCAAGAAATTAACGATCCAAATTTCAACTTGTTCACCAAAGAAAACTTCATGCGGTGGGCAGAAGCTGCCGGTGCTGGAGCTGTCGTCGGTGGAGCAGTTCGTGGTGGGGTCGTTGGTACGCAATTAGCCACAGGTCGAGGCAGAAGCGAAGGGCAAAGAGATTTCGAACCACGAATCCCTTCTCCGCCACCTGAATCGGACCAGAATGAGTTAATATTCAAAATTCAAGCGGAGCGAAAGCTGCTTGAGCGGTTGGTTGGTGAAGTTGCGTCAGACCCTGAAAAGACAATCTCTAGAACCGTCGCGAAGCAGTTTGGTTTAATTGCTGAAGGTGAAAAAACCAATCCATCTATTCGCATGCAAAGAGCACTCGGCAAGATCGAGATGCTGAAGCAAGAAGAGGATCGTCTCTCAGGAATACCTTCGCAGCAATCGCCCCCCCCTCCGGGTTCTGTTGAGGAGCAGGCCGTTGTTCCACCAGATGTTTCCAAGTCTGACAGGCAGTTTGCCGAGCAGATGGCTGGCGGGGTCAATGTTGATGAGTTTGGTGAGATTATTCCTCCATCGAGGGTTCCAGCTCCACCAGTCGCTGACCAAGGTGAGCAGCAAGCTGCAACGGGCAGTGTCGCACCTGACATAACGTCAGCAGCTCCTGAGACTACCAATCCGTTTGAAGAGACGTCTGTACTGGATCCAAATGCGCAGCAACCTCCAGTGTCGCAGCCAGAGGGCATGCCGCCGTCTACCGACCCGTTTGACGTTCCGTTGCGGCAGGCACCACAAGAAGCTCAGGTGCAGCAGCCGCAAGTGGAGACGGCGATGTCAGGCTACAACGTGCAGCCTACGGAGGCCGAGGTCGCAAACCCGTTTGAGGTGGTCGCAGCGACTCCGTTGCCCGCAAAGAAGATCTCGTATCGCAAGCAGCAAGCACCACCGCCGCAGTCAAGCGATCCGTTCCCTGTACAGAATCCAATTGAGCCCACGCCTGTTGACGCGGTGTCAGTGCCAACGCCTTCTTCCCAACCTGAAGTTAGCGAGAAGCTAAAAGAAGCTATAAGAACATGGAAGGGCAGTCCCTCAAATCTAAAGCGATACCTGAAAGTTTTCTTGGAAGGCGGGAATGTCGAAGGCGGCAACGTCAAAGAGGGCGTTGAACTCGCTAGGGCGTTTGTGGATGGCGTTGCCGAACGATCCAAAGCTGCGCCGACCTTGTACAGAGGCGATAATAAAGACCCCAGTAAAAACGACAGTCCGTACCTGGGCTGGACATCTAATAAAAAGCAAGCAGAGAAATGGGCCAAGGAGTACGGCGGGACGGTTTACACCAAGGAAGGTGCCGTTGGTTTAGAGGTAAAATCTCTTGGTCTTTTTGATGCTGATGAATCGGAGTGGATTGTTCCGAATAGAAGTCAAAAGATTTCCGAGTCTCCTGATGCGGTGTCGGGAGATCGTCAACGTGAGGAGGTGCAAGATGCTCGAGGAACCAAGAAGGGAGGTGGTCCTAATGTGCAAGTGCAAACCGAAGGGGGGCAAAGGCCGTCCGAAGGGCAAATAAGTCCTATGGAGGAGCAGGCGGCGGACGAAGCGCCGTCGCCTGTTTCTTCTCTACAGGTAAGAGACAGCTTTACCGACTCGCAAGGTCAGCGATGGCTGGTTCATTCTTCTCGAAATGGAGTTGTCCTTGCGCATCCGGTTGTTGACGGCAAGGCACAGGTAAACAAGGACAGCGGTGTTCCGTTTGCTATTAGCGAGCAGGGGAGGATTCGCAACCCAGAGTACAGGACGGACATACAGAGCGTTGAGAAATGGACAGAGGAAGCTGACAGCAAGCCCGTTGCACAACAATCTGTCACACCGACTGTTTCCCGCGAGCAAGTAGAAAACCATTTTGTCAAGAAACAGACAGACCTGGGTGCCAGCGAACAAACCGCGAGACAAACGGCCAAAAAAACTTACGGTCGAATTTGGGACAAGATTCGCAAGTCTCCATGGAAGACCATGAACAGCTTGCAAGTAAAAGGTCGCGGTGGTGTGTCGCTCGGAAGGATGGTTCGCGACAAAGTAACGGAAATGAAAAAGGCTGGGTTTCTTACAGTTGCCTGGGATCGAGATGGAAATCCGCACTATGCTCTTCCTGGCACGCAAACGCCAGAGTGGCTCACTGAAACCGACACCGATGAAGCTCGCTCTAAATTGCCGGTAAAACCAACCGAACAATCGGCAGCATCGCCTGCTGATGTTAGCGAAGCACCTGCGAAGAAAAAGAAGAAACCTGCAGTTAAAGCCAAGCAGGAGGCGAAGGAGTCGCCAGCAAAGACCTATCTTAGTAGCCTTAGTGAGGAAGACTTGCAAGACTTGGCTGACGCGGTGGGCGTTAAAGCCACAAAAGATGCACGCATTGACGAGCTTTTAGCCATTCCGCAGGTGGCTTCGTATCTTAAGAAAGTTGTGTCTGAAAAGAAGCTGTCAAAGAAAAAGCGACGAGCAGCACCTCGCGACACGGGAGAGCGAAATATAGGTATCCCTAAAGATCTACAGACGCCACAGGTCGTGGAGGTGCCATCTAAAGACTTTACCGAGGATGAGCGTAAGCAAGAGCGAATACTTAAAAAACTTGGCGTTACGCTTCGATTGACTGAGAGCGGCAATCAGGACTTGCCTGGAATGTTTATTGGAGATTCTCGTACCATTTGGTATGACCGCGACTACTTGAAAAAGTGGGACGAAAACTGGAAAGAAGAAGGTCGTCCGGAAAAAGCAATGACATGGGGTCTGTTCGCCCATGAGATGTTCCACGCAATCAAACAGTCATCACCGAAGGCGTGGCGTTCGCTTTACAATTGGGTCAGAAAAAACGACCCAGAAGGTTTAGGCAAAGCGAGGGTTGCATATCTCGCGGACCAGATGCGAATTGGGAACGAGGAATACGTTCAAAAACTCCTTTCAGACGAAGATTTGCGAAACGACGAAGGGTTGTCTCGCTACTTGGAAGACAGAGCGGCTTATTTCAAGTTCTGGAACGAACTAGGCAAGGCAAGACCTGGATTGCTCGCGAAGATCGGTCGCTGGGTGCGACGAGTGTTGCGGTTTGCTGAGCCAGGAGTGACAAACCCAGACACGCTTGCAGGACAGGCGAGGCTCGCCATCGAAAGGGCAATGAAGCGGCACAACGTTGCAATGACGCGAGAGGGCGTTGTTCGTGCTGCGGTAGGCAAGGATCGTGGAGTTGAAAATGAGCGTAAGGCTCGCACGCTGGACGAGGTGCGATCGCGTGTGGCGAAGGACTACAGTCTAACAGTGTCTTCCGAGCCAATGCGAATGATCGATGGGAAGTCGTTTTCTTCACTCGATCCTGACGCAGTAGGTGCTGGTTTACTTGTTCGAGATGCAGATTCTGAAATGCAACGCATGATGCGCGAGTCGTTGCAGGAAGCTGGTGTTCCAGACGAGATAGCATCGACTGTCAAGGTTCCTTCTAGTGCGGATGTGGATTACGCATTTCGCCTGACTGATGGATCCCGCTACTGGTATGAGTTGTCTGCTATAGGCTTTGTAAAAGACTTCTTCAACTTGAGCCGCAAGCTGACAGAACGCCTAATTGACATTGTTGCCGGAACATCTGGAGGGCAGAAGCCAACAGATAACCTGAGAGTTGCTGTGGCATCTATGGCTCAGGACATGCAAGGGAGGCCGGTATCCGTTGGGACTAGAGACGAATCGTCGCTGACTGCCGCTCTTTCTCCCGCTAAGTTAGAGACCCATAAGTTTGGAAACTTTTCTGACACCATGCAGGTACTCGGCGGATTGCGTCCTGGTGTCAAGCCATTGCCAACAATCGACTTGCAAATGGCTGCTGTGTTTGGTGTTCAGCATGCTGCAATCGCCAGTGACTCTCGCATGTATGAGGCAATGTCACGCTTCCTGATCAAACTGCGAGATGCACAGAACGCCATGCTCAAGAATGGTGAGCAGCCGTATGAGTCTTGGCAGATTCAGGCTCTGCTTTGGGTTGCCCAGCGTGACACCAGCGACCCTGACTCCTTTAATATCGGGATGCCAAAGATAGTTGCTCAGCTGAATAAAGCTGGGATCCCAACTCCCGGAGGAAAAATTACTGAAGAGACGTTGATGGATCCACGCACATCAGATGTGCTTGCTCCAACATCAAAAATCATTCCCGAGGCGTATACCGCTACGATAGAAACGCGGACTAAGCTGACGAAGGTTGGCAAAGAGTCCGCTGAAGTTTTTGATGAGCTAAAGGCAATCGACGCTCCGTGGGCTAGGAATTTGGTCAAGGAGTTTGAGAAGATCCAGCGACGTACCATGCGTGCTATTGGTAATCGCCGTCCACCAAAGCCAGGAAATAAAACACGCCAGAAGAGTGTGGCTTCAATGCTATTGTCCGTGATCATGGACAAGTCTACAGGCTCGCACGAGCTGTCGCGGGTTGATACAGACGCATGGGGAACGTTTGAGGGTAATGCCAGTCCTAATATCAGATTCCCGCTCAATCTGGGTGCTGTTGGTGACACTGAGGAGGGCGGTGGAACCAAGCGATACGTCCCAACAAAGGATCATCGAGAGCAGTTCTTGTCTGTCTTGGGCAAATATTTCAATCAAAAGTCGCAAGCTGCGAGTCAGTTCATTCCGGCTGATCTCGGATCTCACGATACGTTCTCTATTCTTGTCCGGCGGTACGATAAGGTTGGTATCACTGAGGCCGAATTGGCGGAGATCAGCGAAGGTCTTGGTCGCCCGATCAGCTATAAGCAAGTGCCCAACGGATGGCAGCTGGACATCAATATTGGAGGTTTTGATAAGACAGAGGAGCAGAAGGCAGAGAATCGTGATGTGCAGCGAATCCACGCTGTTATGCAGAAATTTGCGTCAAAGGGAGCAATTTTCTACCAAGATCTTCCAAGGTCGTACGATTCCAGCTACATTGAAAAGTCCGACTACAACAAGCACATAAGGAGACTGGAAGATGAAATACGGAGGAACGCTGACACCGGAGGAAGCGGAGAGGCTGTGGGGGATACCCCGGAGCGGAGAGCTAGTGATTACGCCGCAATTGTCGAGCTCATCAAAGGCATCGCAGCCGAGCAAGAGTCAGCCTTTAGGAAATGGACAAAAAACGCAAGAGAACTCGCCGCAAAGCGAAACGTCCAACTTGGCAACCAACGAGGAGCTGACTCGGGCCAAAGATATTCCCCAGGACGAAAGCAAGATCCCAATGCCTCCCGACGAAGAGTTGACGGAAGAGTATTGGGAGGGAATTTACGGGCCAGAAGTGGCAGGAACGATGGTCGAGTTGGGCTTGATTACTCCCAGGAAAGATTCAACAAAGAGCACGGACTAGATTCGTCTATCCCGTCTCTCGTTGCGGTTTACGAGAATCCTGCTGGGCCTGTTCTTGAACTCAATCCTCGATATACCGCCGAGATATACCACAAGACTCTCGACAAACTTCGTTCTTCACATCCTGCTGGAATACAGGTATCGCTCAAAGATGTTGATGAATATCGCGGCTTCCGTCTGTTTATGGCGGAAGATGGAACCGCCGTCGCTGCACTTAACGGGCAAGACATGGTCTCTCTTGCTTCTGGTAAAAACGCCAGCGGCACGTCTATGGGATCCAAGATCCTGCACACGCTTATTGAACAAGGCGGAAGGACAGGGGATGCTTACGGATCTTTCCTGCCAAATCTCTACGCAAAGTTTGGTTTCCAGCCAGTAGCGAGGCTGGGGTGGTCGGACGACATTTGGAAAGAATATGCCGATGCGGAAGTTGCTGCTGGCAGGTTCACCGCTGAGTCGGTTGACCCAGGGGTTTTGTTTAAGGCTTGGGGAGGCAAGGTTGACTACTACTTCGTAGCTTACACCGGCGACACAACTCCTTTTGACACACTTGACAAAGCTTTGGTTGAGAAAGTTCCTCTCGTTGAGGACTGGGACGCTGGATTGGAAGCCCAGCAAAAGGCACTGAGAGACGTAGCGCAAAAGAAAGCAAAGGAAAACCGCGATGAATCAAAGAAAGTATCCAAGCGTTCTGGCACGAGGTTTGGGGTCGGTCGAAAAACCGAAGTGGAAGGACGAAGAGGAGAGGCTGGATACGATACACAATATCAAACGCCACTTGCGGATGCTCCGAGGAAACAAGGCGCAACTGGGCCTGATCCAAAAGTTGTCCAAGCTGCTGAACGATATGCAAAGTCGGTCGGAATAGAACTGAAGCGACAAGCGAAGTACGTTGCAGTCGATGAGAAGTTTGCCAAAAGAATTGCTAAAGCATACGAGGAAATGGCAAACGACCCGTTCGACCCTAAAGTGGTCGAGGCTTTTCGGGAACTCTACGTGCAAACTACTGCGCAGTATCAAGCTTTAGTAGACGAAGGCTTTTCTTTTTATTTCTACGATGGAAAGAACGACCCTTACGCTGACAAGGAAGGTGGTTTTTCGAATCCGTACAATGCCATTCGCGAGCTGAGAACTAAGCAGCGCATGGCTGTGTTTCCAACATCGCTTGGTTTTGGCGACAAATTGAAAAGCGATGATTACGATGTCAAGAAAACCCCGTCTCTCGCTAGCACGGGTATTATGTGGCCCTGGGGTTCGCCAGACGGCCCGTTGCGTCCTGTATTAGCAAACGACATGTTTAGGGCTGTGCATGACACGTTTGGGCACAGCATGGAGGGAGCTGGCTTTAGAGCCCGTGGCGAGGAAAACGCTTGGCAGGCTCACGTAAGGCTGTTTTACGGGGCAGCTGTAGGAGCAATGACTAGCTCGACTCGCGGACAAAACTCTTGGCTAAACTTCGGTCCTTACGGCGAAACAAACCAAACCGCCAAGGTTGAGGATACGGTCTTTGCCGAGCAGAAAATTGGCTTGATGCCCGAGTGGACATGGACTGAGGGTCGTGCCGCAGACATGGAGGAGACAGGCGATGAAGATGTTCGCTACTCCCCAGCCCGTCAAGGAAGGAGAAAGCGAGATCCCGATGTCACGAAAGCTGCACAGGATCTGAAAGCTGGCCTGATTGATCGTAATCAGTATCAGAGGATCGTAGACATGCGAATGCCTCTGCGCAAGTTTGACGAAGTTCCGATTCCAGCAAGCAGAGAAGATATGCTTCGCGGATTGGGAGATCGCAAAGCTGGTGAGCGACTAAAGAGAGATTTGATTCAGAATCCTGAAGACATCGCTAAAGGGATGTTGCTTGAATCGCGATTGGATATTCCTGCCTACGATGAAGAAAACGTTTGGGTAGTTTCTCTGCATGAACCTCGCCCAAACCTGAATAAGGGAAGTGCCAGTCGAGTTGTCGCCTATTCTCCGACATCTGTATTGAAAAATGTTACTTTCGGGGTCACCGAAACCGCCGCGATGAATATTGCTGCCGGCAAGCCCAAGTCCACAATCGCCACTATGCGAGGCGAGTATGTTCCGATGACTGCGCAGCAAGCCTACAAGCTTGCAGAGGCTAACAAGGATCGGTGGGTTGAGATTGGGATGAATCCCATACGTCACACTTACTTCTATGATAAAGATACGCAAACCCCAGTGGTATCTGCAGAAGAGGTAGTGCAAGTTGGCGGTATGGTGTTGGCAAAGAATCCTGTGATGGGACTACGAGATGACTATCGTTACTCTCCAGGAAGGCAGTTGGATGCAGAATATCTTTCAGCCGTTGACCGTGGCGATATGAGGACTGCGCAACTGATGGTTGATAAGGCGGCTGCAGCTGCTGGCGAGTTTGCTGGCGGAGTGTCTCCAGTTTTGTATCACGGTAGCCCGCATTCCGAATTCTACGAGTTTATGATTCCTAGTAAGGGATTCAATAGCACTGTATTCGGCTCGTACGAAGTAAGCAGAAACGCAGCGTTTTTCACGACCGACGAGGAGGCGGCGTCTAGATATCGCGAGCAGGGAGGGAGGAAAGGCGGAAGCGTACGCAAGTTCCGTGTATTTGGTGAGTTGCTGGATTGGAGAGATGGTATATCTGATGCTCAGTTTAACAGGTTGGTTTCTGAGGGAGTCAACTCGCGATGGCTCGATCGCAAGGGTGCATCATGGGAGTTGTTTGACAAGGAAGAGGATCCAGACGGTACTCTTGTCAAAGCGATTCAAAAGATGGGGTACGATGGGGTAATTATCAAAGACACTGACGGAACGTCTGATTTTGACGCTTACGTCGCATTTACTCCATCGCAAATAAAGTCTTCCGACGCTGCAACGTACGACGACGATGGGAATGTTGTTCCGCTCAGCGAGAGGTTTGACTACGCTCGGAGTGATATTCGCTACTCCCCAGGTCGCAAGAAGAAGGACGACATCCTCGCTGGGCTGTACAAGCACCTCGAGAAGGAAGGGGTGATTAATCCGCAAGTGGCAGGCGAAAGAACCACTAGCATCAAGAACCGCAAAACGGACGAATTGCGAGCAGAGTCTGGATTACCGCCGAGAGTGCGTCCATCTAAAGAATCTTTTGGGATGTGGGAAGAGGAGGCTCGTCGCCGATACCCAACCGCAATAGACCGCTTGCAGCTTGTGGCAGAGATTGAGAAAGATCCAGAACGACTTGGAAAGATAGAAAGTGCGGCTATCGGGCAGCACATTGCCTATCTAGATAACCAACGAAGAGATGGAAAGGATGTTTTTGATGAGCT